GCAAGTGCAAGATGTCCCGGCTCTGGCAGCGGTGACTTTCGCTGGGGCGGCCACCCTGGCATCCGTCACCTCAATCACCGCCCCCGCCGTCCAACTGGCCCCGGCCACCCTGCTTGACGCGGAGGTCGTTGTTGACTCGGCCACGCAACTATCCGCAGCGGTCACCCTAGCCGCAGCAGTCACGGTCAACGCACCACCAGTCACCCAGCTTGCCCCGGCCACCCTGCTGGCCGGGTTCAGCGTCACCGACAGCGGAATCCTGCTCGCACCCGCCACCCTGGCCGCACTGTTCACCGTGTCCGACTCCGCAGTGCAAGATGCCCCGGCCACCCTCGCCGCCACCGGTTCGGTCACCGCGCCCTTGTCCATCCTGAAAGCCCCCGCCACCTTGGCTGCCGGATTCACGGTCTCGGACACCGGGATCATCCTGGCCCCCGCCACACTGGCGGCGGCGTTCACGCTCACCGGCCTGGCGACACAACAAGCTGCCGCCACACTGGCAGCCAGCACCACGGTTACCGACGCAGCGGTGCAGCAGGCCATAGCCACCTTGGCCGCGGCGTGGGCGGTGACCGCCAGCACCGGGGCGTCAGGCGCGGCCACCCTGGCCGGCACCACCAGCATGGGCCTGGTGGTGGCCACCCAGGGCGCTGGGGCGGTGCTGGCCGCTGCTGCGGCGCTGCCTGCCCCCGTGGCCCGCGAGGCCGCTGCCGCGCTGCTGGCTGCCTTGGCGGCGGTAGCTGCCGCTGAGGGCGCGCAGGCCCCGGCCGTGCTGGTGGCGGCGTGGGCGGTGCAGGCCGCCGCGCTGGTCGCCGGCAGCATGGACCTGCTGGAAGGCATGGCCGCCGCCGCGCCGCATTCGCCATGGGCGGCTGGGCCGCCGCACGGCGCTGGTTATGCTGCCGGTGCACCCCATAACCCGTGGGCCGCCCGGCCGCCGCACGGATAGTTACCGGAGGGTCACGTGTACATAGTCACCACGGCCACCCCCTACATCTACGTGCCCATCACCGCCCCGGTAGCCGACCCCACGACGCTGACCGCCGAACTGGCCCTGGTGCAGCAGGACATCACCGACTTGACGGCGGCCAACTGGGTGACGGCCGCGTGGCGTGCACCGGCACCAGGCGCGGCGAAGGAGCTTGCCGTGCTGCGCGACACGGGCACGTGGCCTGATGGGGAGTACATGTGTTACGCGCGGCTGCACTCGCCGCCGGAACTGCTGGTGCTACCGGCAGGCCGGGTAAGGATCGGGGACACCCGTGGCTAAGGAGGAGGCATTGGACGGCACCCGGTTGATGCACCAGGAGGCCCCGTACCCGCAGGTACTGGCCGGCCTGGTGGAAGAACTGCGCTACTGGCCCGGGTGGACTCTCACCCTGGAGGACATCGACCGGGGCCAAGGCAGCAAGGGCCTGACGTTGTGCATCCTGGTGGACACCCTGGACGCCTACGATCACACCAGCCGCCAGCAGACCATGCACTACTTCCCGGTGCCCCCAGCGGCCTACGACAGGCGCTCGTGGCGGCGGTGGCTGTTCAACCGGATAGGCGACGTGGACACCCACGAACGGATGGAAGCGTTCACCACCGGCACCAGCAAGCCTTATGCGCCCAGCCACGGGCCGGGCAACGACCCGTACATGGTGCGGGAGGTGGGCACCGTGGAGGACCAGCGCGAGTCGTACCGGGGCGGGGTCAACCCGCCCGCCATCGGCCCCGCGCTGGCCAGGGAACTGGAGGGCTACCGGGGCCGGTGGGTGGCGGTGCACAGCCAGCGGGTCATCTTCGCTGGCGACAACGCCGCCACGGTGGCCGCCCATGCCGAGGACGCCGGGCACCCGCCGGGCTCATACCTGCTGCTCCGTGTGCCCAAGGCCCTGGCGGCGTTCCTGGGCATCGGCCAGCAGCACGACGGGTAACCCGGTGGCCGCCCCGGCGACGGTGCCATGGCAGGAGTGGGCGGCCAGGCAGTGGGAAACCCAGCCCCGCCGGTACACCACACCACGCGACCTGGCCCAGGCCCTCGATGTCACCGTGGGCACCACCGATGCGCTGGAAATGCTGAACGCCGCGCTGCTGGGGCTGATGGAGCAAGACAGCGAGCACAACGCCTTGGCGGCGTTCTTGCCGCCGCAGGAAGGCAAGTCGCAACTGTGCTCGCGGCGGCTACCCGAATGGGCGCTGGATCATAACGCGGCGCTGCGTGTTGGCATCGTGTCGTATGAGATGGACCTGGCCACCAGGTGGGGCCGCGCCATCAAGGCCGACGTGGGCCAGTACACCTGCCCGAAGCTGAAAACCGGGGAGCTATGCGACGGCTCCTGCGGGCTGCTGCACATCGACATCCGCCGCGACTCCAGCGCGGCCAGCCGGTGGGAAACCCCCGCCGGGGGCGGGGTGTACTGCGTTGGCATCGGCGGCGCGCTCACCGGCCGGCCCATTGACCTGCTGATCGTAGATGACCCGGTTAAAGACCGGGCCGCCGCCGAGTCGGAGAAGCTGCGGAACACTGCGTGGGATTGGTGGGAGTCCGTGGCGTTGACCCGCCTTGCGCCTGGTGCGCGGGTGGTGCTGGTGCAAACCCGGTGGCATGAGGACGACCTGGCCGGGCGCATCTTCTCCCGTCCTGGGCCGTTGAAGTGGCGGAAGCTGGTAATCCCCGCCATCGCCGTGAAGGATGACCCGCTGGGCCGCGCCCCGGGGCAGGAGCTTGTCAGCGTGCGCGGGCGGGAGCCGGGGTACTTCCACAACCTGCAAGCTGGCATGTCCAACTACGTGTTCGCCGGGGTGTTCCAGCAGAACCCCACCGCCGCTGAGGGCAACTTCTTCAGGCGGGCCACCTTCCGCTACTGGCGGCACACCAAGCCCTGGCCTGACGGGCGGGTGCGCATCGAGTGCGAGGGCCGGCTGGTCACCATGGCCGACACGTGGCGTTTCGCCACCGTGGACGTGGCCGCCTCCACCCGCACCGGGGCTGACTTCACCGTGGTGTCGGTGTGGGCCATCACCGTGGAAGGTGATCTGGTGCTGCTGGAGCGGGTGCGCAACCGGGTGCCCGAGCATGATCATTTCAGCCTGGTGCCGCCGCTGCGCACCAAGTGGGCCTTTGACACCTTGTACATCGAGAAGTCGTGGTGGTCCACCACCCTGGTGACCGACGCCCGCGCGGCGCAGGTGCCGGTGGCCCCGCTGATCGCGGACACCGACAAGGTGACCCGGGCCATCCCAGCGGCGGGCAGGTTGCACGCGGGCAAGGTGTGGTTCCCCGCCGAGACCAGCGGGTGCCCGTGCGGCAACTGCCCCGGCGGGGTGTGGCTGGATGAGTGGTGCGATGAGTTGGCCGCGTTCCCCCAGGGCACCCACGACGACCAGGTGGACACCTTCAGCTATGCCGCCCGGGTGCAAGCCCACGAGTGGGTGCCCGCGCAGCAGCGCACCACCGAGCGCACCAAGCCCAGCGCGGCGGAGCAGGCGATTGCGGCGGCGCACCGCGCCGCCACGGGCAACGGCAGCCATGATGTGGACCTGATGTCGATACCGCTGGGCTAGCCTGCGGCCACGGGCCGTGGTTAGCTGGCAGCTAGAGCCCGGGGCCGGGGCTGCTACACGGTGGGCAACGACCGGCTGGCGGTCGCCGTCCTTGGCGGCACCTGGCCCCGGGCCGGTGGTTTACCACCACCGGCTAGGCTTTCCCCCTGGCAAGGGCCGCCGCTCCGGGCCTTGCCGCCCCCGGTAGCAGCCCCGCTGGCCAACCCCCCCGGTCGGCGGGGCTGTTGCACGCCGTGGCGTTGCCAGCAGCCCGCGCCAGGCGTGTAAGCTGCCGCCCATAAGGCCACCATGGCCCGCCTTGCCGGCGGGGGCCGCGACGTTCCGGCAAGCGAGGGGAACCCGGCCCGGTCATGGTGGCAGCGCTCCAGCAGGCTGATGCGTTCGCTGCTGCGTCCAACACCAGCACGTTGCCGGGCAACCCGCCCACCCGGGACATCGGCAACACCGACCTGTACTGGGGCACCTTCGGCCAGGGGCTGCTGACTGACTGGTGGGAAACCACCGCCGACCTGATCTGGCCTAACTCGGTAATCACGTACGGCCGGATGCGGCATGACACCCAGCTACGCGCGGTGCTGTACGCCTACCTGCTGCCCATCCTCAAGGCGCAGTGGTGGGTGGACCCGGAGGGGTGCCGCGATGAGGTGACCCAGCATGTGGCCGATGACCTGGGGCTGCCCATCCTCGGGTACGACGCGCACCCCGGCCCCGCGCGGCGGCGCGGCGTCATCTGGAAACGGCACCTGCGCGACGCGGCCTACCACCACCTGGTGTACGGCCACATGCCTTTCGAGTTGCGGTACCGCATCGAGGAGGCCAAGCCCGGCGGGGTGCACCTGGACCACCTGGGCGGGCGGATGCCGTGGACACTGGCGCAAATCATGCTCCGCCCCGACAGCACCATCGACCACGTGGTGCAAACCACCCAGCGGGAGCCGATCCCGGCTAACCGGCTGGTGTGGTACGTCCACCAGCATGAGGGCGCGAACTGGGCGGGCATATCCATGCTGCGCCCCGCGTTCGGCGCGTGGCTGCTGAAGCACGAAACCCAGCGGGTGCACGCCACATCCATCCGCCGTTTCGGCATGGGCGTGCCCACGGTGGAGGCCCCCCCGGGTGCCACCGCGCAGCAGGTGGGCGAGGCCAATGCCCTGGCCTCGGGGATGCGGGTGGGTGACCAGTCGGGGGTGGGCCTGCCGCAGGGGTACGTCTTCAAGCTGGCCGGCCTTTCCGGCAGCGTGCCCGACGCCCTGGCGTTCCTGAAGTTCCTCGATCAGGCCATGGCCAAAATGGCGCTGGCCGGGCTGATCGAGTTGGGCCAAACCGAGCACGGCAGCCGCGCGCTGGGCCAGACGTTCCTTGATTTGTTCCTGCTGAGTTTGCAGGCGGTGGCCGATGAGTTGGGGGAGACGGCCACCAGCGGCCAGGACGGCATGCCCGGCATCGTCACCGACTTGGTGGATCAGAACTGGGGCGAGGATGAGCCCGCGCCGCGCCTGGTGTGCGCGGATCTTGGCAGCAACTACGAGGTGACCGCTGAGGCGCTGTACCGGCTGACGCAAGCGGGGGCGCTGGTGCCTGACCCGGCGCTGGACCGGTGGATCAGGGACACCTGGCGGCTGCCTGAGCGGGAGACGCCGTGGGAGCCGATGAGCAAGGGCATCCCGGCCCCGGGGGAGCCGGCGGGGCCGGTACCAGGCACCGGGGGCGGGCTGCCAGCCCCGGCTAACCCGGTGGTGCCTGAGCCGCCGAAGGGCACTCCAAGCACCCCGGGGCCGGCCGGCCCGCCGGCCCCGGGTACCAAGGCACGCCGTGGGCAGCGCGGCGGGCGCACCGGGCGGCGCGGTGGTGCGCTGGCCGCTGCGCCGCCCGGTCACCGGCAGATGACCCCCACCGAGGTGGCCGCCGGGTGGCAGCCCGAGCAGCACCAGCAGGAGTGGGCCGACGCCCGCGATGCGCTGGTGGTGGCATACCGGCCGGTGCTGGCCGCGCAGCGCGGGCAACTGGTGGATGCGGTGGTGGCGGCGGTGGCCAGCGGGCAGACCGGCAAGCTGGGCGGGCTGAGCGTGCCGACCAGCGACGGGCAATCGCTGATCTACGCCAGCATGAAGCAGGCCGCTGACCTGGGCGCGCTGCGCGCTGCGACGGAGGCCGCGCACCAGGGCGTCGTCATCCCCATGGACAAGATCACCATTGCGGTGTCCCGGTTGCAGAAGGTGGCCAGCGCGCGTGCCCAGTTGATCGCCGCCCGCATGGCCCAAGCCGCTGGGGTGCGCGTCCTCCAGCAAGTCCGCGCCGCGCAGCCCCCGGCGCAGGCCCCCGAGCCGAAGTCGCTGGAGCAGCAGGCGGTGGACGCGGGGGATGACCTGGCCACCTGGCTGGCGCTGCTGAGCGAGCGGCCGGTGACCGACCAGCTTGGCGCGGCGATGACGGCCGCGCAGAATATGGGGCGGCTGGCCGCGTTCACCGCCGCCCCCGGCGGGCCGGTGTACTTCGCCAGCGAGTTGCTGGATGACAACACGTGCATCCCGTGCCAGGACGAGGACAGCGCGGAGTTCGGCAGCTTGGCTGATGCGGAGGCCGCCTACCCCAACGGCGGCTACCTGTATTGCGAGGGCGGCATGCGCTGCCGGGGCACCGTCTACGCCTACTGGGGCGGGTGAGCCGTGCCCGAGGCCGAGCTTGTGACGATGCCGGCGCTGGTGACGATCCCCGGCGTGGACCTGGTGGCCACCGGCACCTGGGCGCTGTCCACCGGGGAAGCAACGTTCACCACCGACGACCTGGCCAATGCGGTGGACGCCGCCCAGTGCCCGGCGGTGGGCGACCCGGTGATCAAGCTCGGGCACGTGGACCGCCGTTTCGACGGCGAGCCCGCCATCGGGCGGGTGCGCAACCTGGCCCTGGCCGCCGAGGGCAACAAGGTGACCGGTGACCTGGCCGGGATGCCCGGGTGGCTGGCTGTCATCGCGGAATCGGCGTACCCCCAGCGGTCGATAGAAGGCGCGTGGGGCTTCACCTGCCAGATAGGCCACACCCACCCCTTCGTCATCACCGCCCTGGCGCTCCTGGGTGTCTCACCGCCCGGTGTGGGGGTGCTCGGCGGGCTGGACTACGTGGCCGCCTTGTACGGGGTGGCCGCTGCCGCTGGCGTGGCGGAGGCCACCTGGCAGACCCGAGCAGGAGGAGCTATGCCCGCACCAGCGCAGGCCGCAGCGGCCATCACCGTGGATGACGTGCGCAAGGCGTATTACAGTGCCGCGCCCATGTCGTACTGGATCACCGAGATCCAGATGGACCCGCCGCAACTGATCGTCTGCGACGACAACGAGGGCAAGGTGTACCGGGTGCCCTTCAAGATCACCAACGGCAGCGTGGTGTTCAGCGACGCGGTGTCGGTCGAGGTGGTCTATGAGGACATCGCTGCCATGGCCGCGCTGCGGGCGGGCACCCTGGTGGCGTTCGCCAGCGCCGAGCAGTCCCGCGCCGGGCTGGACCTGGTGGTGGCCTCCTGGTCCGCCTCAACCCAGATCAAGAACCTGGGCACCACCCCCACCCAGGCGGCGCTTAACGCCATGTTCGCGCTGCCGGGTGACACCAAGTCGGCCAGCAAGCTGCCCCACCATGATGTGTCGGCCAGCGACCACAGCGTGGGCGCGGCGAACCCGGATGGGTGCCTGGCCGGCATCCAAGCCATCAACGGGGCGCACGGCGGGCTGAAGGACGTGGCTGCCGCCGATGCCAAGAAGGCGTACAACCACATGGCCGCGCACATGCGCAGCGCCGGGCAGGAGCCCCCGGAGTACGGCGGCCCCGCCGCCAGCGCGGCGGCCGAGCCGGGGGGGCAGGAGGAGCCGGGCGGCGGCCCAGGCCCGGTGCATCCGCCTATGAACACCACCCACGCCCACCCGCATTCCGCTTACGGCGCGCAAGGCGGCGACACCACCCACGACCACTCGCACACCCATGCGGGTGATGCGAACCACGACCACGCCCACGCAAGTGCGGGGCCAAAGATGAAGGGAGCCGCTGACGTGGAACTCAGCGACGAGCAGAAGGCCCAGATCCGCGCAGCGCTGGGCCTGGCTGACGACGAGGAAGTGACCGCCGAGCACGTGATGGCCATGGCGGCCAAGGTGGCCGAGGCGGCTGCCGCCGAGCCGGTGGCGGCCAGCGCGCTGCCCCCGGGCGTGGTGGCGGTGGACCGCGACGTGTGGGAGGACACCCAGGCGCGGATCGCCCGGGGCGAGGAAGCCCGCAGGGAGCAGTTGGTGACCCACCGGGAAACGGCCATCACCGCAGCGGTGCAGGCGGGCAAATTCTCAGCCGCCCGCGCCGACCACTGGCGGCGGGTGTACGACGCCGACCCGGAGGGCACCCGCCTGGTGCTCGCCGGCCTCACCCCAGGCGTGGTGCCCACCCAGGACATCGGGCACACGGGCGGCCCCACGGCGCAAGCCGACGCGGAGGATTACGCGCGGCTGTTCCCGCCTGAGTACACCCGCACTGCGCTGTTCCACCGGGACTGACCTGCGGTGGCTGATTACACGCCAGTCACCATTGAGGGCGAGGTTGCCACCAGCACCGCCACCGCCACCATCAAGGGCGGCGATGTGCTGGAGGTGTCCGGCTCGGGCACCGTGGCACCCATCACCCCCGGGGCCACCCCCAGCGTCAAGGTGGTGGGCATGGCCGTGTCCGACACCAACAACGGCGGCCGGGTCAGCTTCTACTGCTTCGGCCCCATCCACGAGTCCATCGCGGATGGCACCGTGACCGCCGGGGACCAGGTGGTCACGGCCACCACCGCCGCCCGGCAAGTCCGCACCCTGGCAGCGGTCACCACCCCCACGGCGGCGGATGTGGTGGGCACCCGGGCCATCCTCGGCGTGGCCCTGACCACGGCGGCAGACAACACCAAGGTCCGGTGGATGACCAGGTAGCCGCCTGGTGATCATCTGCACGGCCCAAGAAAGGAGCCCCCGTGAGCGACTACACCCCGGTGAACGCTGACAAGGCGTACACCCTGACCGCCACCGCCGCCATCACCGGCGGGCAGCTTGTGTCCGCCAGCGGCGCTGGCACCGCCGCCCCGTCCACCACTGGTGACCACTCCATCGGGGTGGCCATGCACGACGCGCCCAGCGGCGGCCGGTTCAGCATCTGGCCCCTGTCGGGCTACATCCACGAACTGGCTGTCCAGAACACGCTGGTAGTCGCGGCAGGTGGCCCGGTCGTCGCCGGCACCGCCGGGACGATTGGCCCCGGCAGCACCCTGGCCGCAGCGGCAGCCGCCGGCACCCTGCTCGGCATCGCCATCACCGGGGGCACCGGCAACGCCGGCCTCACGGTCAAGGCCCGGTTCCTCGGCATCGCCTAAGAGGCGCAGCCCTAAACCCAAGGGGGCCAAGGTGGCCCGCCGCACGGAAGGAATGAACACCAATGCCCGGTAGCTACCCGGCTCCCCCACCCACACTGACCGGTGACCTGGAAACCATCAGCCGTTTCCTCCAGTCACCCACCCAGATCAGGCGGCGGCTGCGCGACTACATCGACCTGCGGTTCGTCGCAGACCAACTGCTCACCCAGCGTTTCCGCACCTCCGGTGGGGCGGCGCTGTACGAACTGTCCGAGCCGTTCATTACCGACCGCACGGTTGAGGCGGTCGGCCCCGGCGCGGAGTACCCGTTCGCCAACCTGCCCACCGGCACCGCTGGCATCGCCTCGGTGTCCAAGTGGGGCCAGAAGGTGCGGCTCACCGACGAGGAGGTGGCCCGCAACGTGTATGCGGGCCAGACGGTGGACCGCAACTTGCGCAAGGTGGTCAACTCGATCATCCAGCAGGTGGACGGGCAGGCCATGTCCGCCATCGCCTCGGCGGTTGTGGACACCACCACCGCCACGGCCGCCTGGTCGGTGCCCGCCACGCGGACGATCTTTCAGGACATCCTGCTGGCCAAGGCGCACGTGTTCGGCAAGAACCTGGGTTATCACCCGGACACCATCCTGGTGGATGACACCCACTACGCCTACATGATGTCCGACACGGCCATCACCAACGCCCTGCGGCGTGAGACCACCGACAACCCGATTTACACCGGGGTGCTGGAGATCATCGCCGGGCTGGTCATCGTGGTCAGCCCCAGCAGCGTGGCAGCGCACCCCTACGTGCTCGACAGCACCCAGCTTGGCGGCATGGCCGACGAAATGGACAACGCGCCGGGGTACGCGATGGACCAGTTGGCGGTGCAGATCAAGAGCATCCGCCTCGACGCGAACGACGCCTGGGACCTCCAGGGGCGGCGCAAGACGGTGCCCATCGTGCAAGAGCCCGGCTCGGCCTGCGAGATCCTGACCGCCTGAGACCAGCGGCCAGTACCAGCGCGCTGGCTGCATGGCCAGCCCACAACGAACGGAGGGCCGCCCCATGGCGACCAAGGCCAAGGCCAGGGAGTGGTGGCGGGTGTCAGGCCCGTACGTCACCGTCAAGACCAGCACCACCGAGGGCATGCGCATCATCGGGCTGCACCGGGGCGCGCCGCTGCCGCTGGACGTGACCCCCGACGCCATCGAGCACCTGGCCAGCCACGGCCTCATCGAGTCGTTCCCGCTGGGGCCGGCCGAGGAGGAGCACCTGGCCGAAGACCCGCCCGGCGGCCCGGGTGCCCCGCCGCCGCCGGATGAGCCGCCAGCGGGCGTGCTGGACCCGGATGCCGGTGGGCAGGCCCCTACCCAGCCCGCTGGCGAGGGCTCCTCGCCGGCGGGCAAGGGCGGCGGTTCCTCGGCCCGCTCGGGGAGCGGTAGCGGCACCAGGACGGCCAGCAAGTAGTGGCCGAGGCGTGGGCACCGACCACGGGTGAGGTGGCGGAGAAGATTCCGACCCGCACCCGGGACAAGGCCGCGCCTGGCAGCACCGCGCTGCTGGGGCAGTTCACCGCAACCACCACCCCGAACGCCAGCCAGGCCCAGGGGTTCGTGGACAACGCGGTGGCGTGGGTGCTGGCGGCGGTCGGCAAGCTGCCTGCCGCAGGCCAGTTGCTCGATGACATTGAGGCGGCAGCCCGCGACGCGGCGGCGTGGCGGGCGGCGGCCGACATTGAGTTGGCCTACCCCGAGCGCACCGCCAACGTCAACGTGGCCGCCACGCTGGACGCCAGGGCCAACAGCGCGCTGGCGGCGCTGCGCACCGCGCTGGCCACCGAGGTGGGCGGCCCGGTGGAACTGGTGCCCATCTGGCAATCCCCCGACCCGCCGAAGTGGGCGGACAACCCGTTGCTTTAGGGAGGTGCAGGGCCGTGGCAGTAAGCAGGGTGGTGTGGAACCAGGCGGCGCTGCGCGCCTGGTATGAGGGCGAGCCCCGCGAGGCGCTGCGCTTGCTGGCGGGGCTTGCCATGGTGGCGATGAAAGCGGCCTGCCCGGTGTCGCCGGTGTACCCGGTGTACGCCTACCCGCTGCCCCCCGGCCGCTCCAAGGGCAGCACCTACCAGGTGCCCGGGGCGTTCGGGCGGGGCCTGGCGCTGCCCAAAGGGCCGGCGGTGAGCCGGATCCGGTACGCCGGGGACCTGCCGCTGCGGCCCAGCGGGTACCTGCGCAACTCGATCACCATCGTGCCCATCCCGTTGCCGCTGTGGGCCGGCGGCGGGTACCTGATCGGCCCCACCGCCACCTATGGCAAGTACGTCAACGACGGCACCCCGCCGCACATCATCCGCTCCCGGGGCACCTGGCCGCTGCGCAGCCGCGCCACCGGCCAGGTGTTCGGCCGCGTGGTGCACCACCCCGGCACCAAGGGCGCGTTCTTCGTGGAACGCGCGGCGCTGGAGCTACGGGGGAAGGTGTTCCGGTTTGGCTAGCGCGGTGGAGCTTGCGGTATCCCAGTGGACCAACGCGGTGACCGGCCTGGTGGGCCAGGGCAACCCGCTGGCCGTGGGGTGCTTCTTGCAGCCGCCTGTCCGCAGCCCGGCGGAAGGGGCGTGGTCGCTGGTGTCCCGCATAGCTGGCGGCGGCGGCCTGGTGGCTGAGGACGGGCTGGTGACCACCGCCCGCATGCAGTGGGACGTGTATTGCGATGACGAGGTGGCCGCTGAGCGGGCCGCCGCCGCCATCGCCCGCGCGGTGGAAACGCTGACCGGCGCACCGCAAGCCGCCGGGGATGGCATGGCGGTGCTCGTGCACGACAACCTCGCTGGCCCGGTGTACGTGCCGCAGCCCGCCAGCACGGATGAGCCGTACTTGTTCCAAGTCCAGGCCGACCTGGTGCTGGCACCAACCTGAGGAGTAGAACATGGCAGCACTGACCCCGGTTGTCGCCTCCCGTGCGGGCGGCGGCAGCCTCACCACCGGCCTGGTGGCAAGCGGCGCGGCCGGTGACACGTTCCCCGCCGGGCCAAACACGTTCCTGCTGGTGCAAAACACCGGGGGCGCGGCGGTGACCGTCACGGTTACCCCGCCGTCCACCAGCGGCCCCTACGGGACGACCATCGCCCCACTGGCCCTGAGCCCGCAGGTGGAGTTGACCACCGGGCTGCGCATGTACGGCCCGTTCCCCCAGAACCCGTTCGGGGACGCCAACGGCAACGTGACGGCCACCTGCTCGGTGACCGGGGCCACGTGCAAGGTGTGCCCCGTCATCGTGAGCGCGTGACGCGCATGGCACCGCCGAAGGCCCGCAGCAGGGCAGCCGGGGCAGCCGAGGAGGATGCCCCGCCGCGCCCCTCGCATTACGTGGCCACCGCTGATGTGTACACCGAGCCGGCGGAGGACCGGATGCCGGTGGCGGTGTTCCGCGCCGGGGACCACGTGCCGGTTGACCTGTACGACAACCACCCCATGTGGCAGCCGTTGCTGGCCGCCGCACCCGATGACGCCGAGGCCGCCAGCGCAGCCAAGGAGGACACCACGGCCCCCGGCGGGGGCACCGATAGCACTGGCGGCGGCCAGGGCGAGGAGGAGTAATGCCAGCACGTGGCAACCCGGCGGCCCTGTCGCTTGGCCCCGGTTTTCTGTACTTGGCCCCGATCGGCACCACCGAGCCGGTGGACGTGGCGACCAGCATCGCCGCCGTCTCAGCGGCGTGGGTGCTGATGGGGTACACCGATGTGGGCAGCGAGTTCCACTACCAGACGCAGACCACCACGGTGGATGTGGCTGAGGTGCTGGACCCGCTGTCCTACCAGCCGACCAGCCGGGCGGGCACCGTGCAGTTCTCCCTGGCGCAAATCACCATCGCCAACCTCAAGGCCGCGTTCAACGGCGGCGTGGTGTCCTCCGGTACCGGGGTGACGTTCTACGAGCCGCCGGATCTGGGCACCGAGGTGCGGGCCATGCTGCTGTTTGAAAGCGAGGACCACACCGAGCGGTGGGTGTGGCGGCAGTGCTTCCAATCCGGCGATGTGGCGATTGTGCGCGCCAAGGGCGGGGCCAAGGCCGTCATCCCGTGCGTGTTCAACCTGGAGCTTCCCGCCACCGGGCTGCGGCCGTGGCGGGCCATCCTGGCCACCCCGCAGCGTTCCTGATCCCAACTAGCGGAAGGCACACCAGCGCATGCGTTCCTACGACAGCATCCCCGAAGGCAGCGAGCCCCTGGGCAACCCCCTGGAGGGCGTCAAGTTCACCCTGGACGGTGAGGAGTTCCGGTGCGAAGGCCAGCCCGACCTGCTGGACCAATCCGAACTGGCGCTCCTCGCCTCCAGCGCAACAGACATACGCCGCCCCGAGGCGCAGGCGGCCATCGCCGCGTTCCTTCAGATGGCATTCGGGCCGCGCGAGTACGCGCGGTTCCGCATGCACACCAAGCAGGCCGGCACCCGCGCCGAGGTGATCTTGGCCATCATGGCCGGGATCAACGAGGAGTTGGAAGGGTTCCTGGTGGAGGCCACCGGCCGCCCTACCATGCCGTCCTCGCCCTCCTTGCCTGGGGGTGCGGAGAGGGCCGGGCAGCTACAGAAGGTCATCTCCTTGGGCACTGGGGAGGTGACGCTGCTGCCGCCGGGTGGGAAGGCGACGGCTGGGCGGAGTGGCACGCCGCGAAAGGCCCGGTCGGCGCGGCCCGCCGCCAGCGGGCGCGGCGCATCGAGCAAGCCCGGGGACGGCTCCTCCAAGGCCGGCTAGCGCTGCGGCAGCGGTGCGACCTGATCGAGTACGTGATGCTGCGGGCGCACGAGGCCGAGGATGTGCTGCGGCTGCTGTCGGTGGTGGGCCAGGGCGTAGGTGCTAAGAACCTGGCCGAGGAGTACGAGACACCCAGGGAGGGGTGGGCCGCCAAGGTGGAGGAAATGGGGTGGGTGCCGGGCGATGCGGCAGCCGAGCGGCTGGCGCGCGTCCAGGCGTTCCTGGCCGTGGCTGAGGCGTAGATGCCCGCTTACCTGCGCACACACGTGGACCACCGGGCGCACCCGTTGTGGGTAACCCGATGGTTTACCGTGTCCGGGCTGGGGGCGGTGGTTTAGGTGCCTGGCCTTACCGTGGCTGACGCCTACCTGCGGCTGCGTGTCGATGGCGCACAGTTGCGCCGGGAAGTGTCCCGCGATGTGCAGGCCGGTGGTGCCCCCGCCGGGGCTGCTTTCGGCAAGGCGTTCAAGGTGGCGGCCGTTGCCGCCCTGGCCGGCATCGGCGCGGCTATTGGCATTGGCGCTATAGCGGTGGAGCAGGCGTCGAAATTCCAGCAGGCCATGACGCAGATACGCACCCAGGCTGGTGGCACGGCCAAGGATGTGGCGGTGCTGTCGGCGCAGGTGCTGAAGCTGGGCGGCACCTACGCCGAGCAGGGGCCACGGCAACTGGCCGCCGCGTTGTACCACCTCAAGAGCGTGGGGCTGGACAACGTGCAGGCGATGAAGGCGCTGCGGGTGACCAGCGACCTGGCGGCGGTGGGGCAAGCCGACCTGGAGTCCACGGCCAACGCGCTGGCCGGGGCGTGGCGTGTGGGCATCCGGGGGGCTACCAGCTTCAGCCAGGCCGCCGGCACGGTCAACGCGATCATCGGCGCGGGCAACATGCACCTACAGGATTTTGTGTCGGCCATCGGCACCGGCATCCTGCCAGCGGCTAAGACGTGGGGCCTGTCTTTGGGGCAGGTGGGTGCGGCGCTGGCGCTGATGACCGACGAGGGGCAAAACGCCGCTGAGGCGGCCACCCGGCTGCGGATGACGTTTGCGTTGCTGGGCGCGCCCAGCGCGGCGGCGGCCAAGCAACTGGCCATCATCGGCATCACCGGCCTGCAACTGGGCAACGCCATGCGTTCCCCCGGCGGGCTGATCGCCGCCATAACGTTGCTGAAAACCCACTTGGACGCCTCGGGGCTGTCGGCCAGCGAGTCGGCGGCGCTGCTGGCCCACGCCTTCGGCGGTGGCCGGTCATCGGCCACCATCTTGGGGCTGATCAACAACCTGGAGGTGCTGCGCAAGAAGCAGGACCAGATCAACCGCACCACCGGGCGGTACACCTCGGCGGTGATCGCGCAGCGGCAGACCGCCGGGGCGCAGTTCGCCCGCCTGGGGGCCATCGTGGACACCTTCGGCATCCGGCTGGGCCTGGCGCTGCTGCCCCCGGTGACCGCGTTCGTGGGGTTCCTGGTGAACACGGCGGTGCCAGCGGCGGTGGGGTTCGCCCACACCGTGGGCGTGGCGTTCCACCAGATCATCCCGGTGGATGCGATCAAGCGGGACTGGCGTTCGCTGCTGTTGTTCCTGGGGCTGGCCCGCCCGCCGCCGGCCAAGCTGTCCACGGCGGACCTGCTGCACATGCCCGCCCCGGCCAAGCTGTCCGTGGCGGACCTGCTGCACCCCCTGGCCCCGGTGACGGTGCCCATGACGGTGGACTTGCTGCACCGCGCGGGTGGCAGCGGGCGCACCGGGGGGCTGACCAACACCATCGCCAACGCGGTGCAAGGCATCAACTGGACGCGGATCACCGGCCTGCTGGGCGCGCCGCTGGGCGATGCGCTGGGCAAGGCGTTCGGGTGGATCACCCAGCACGCCGCCACGCTGACCAGCCAACTGGTCACCGCCTTGGCCGGGCTGGACTGGGTGAACATTGGCAAGCAAGTAGGCGGCCACACCCTCGGCTTCGCCATCGGCCTGGTGTCCAGCTTCGGCGCTGAGTTGTTCTCCCCCAGCTTCTGGCAGCACCACTGGTGGGATGTGATCGTGGCCGCGCTGTCGGTCACCGGCATAGGCCGCATCGGCGGCGCGCTGGCCAAGGTGCTGGAGCACATCCCGGTCCTGCGGCTGTTCGCCCCGCTGCTGCGCGGCCTGGCCACGGTGACCGGCCCGGTGAACAAGGGCATTGACAAGATCGTCAGCGCGGTGTGGCGCGGGCTGTGGGACGGTTTCAGGACGGTGTTCCCCCGCGCGGCGGCGTTCTTGGAGCGCGAGTTCCACCTGATCACCGACCGCATCGTGGGCGCGGCGGGGGTGGTGCGGTACGACGCGCTGATGCTGGGGCGCGGGCTGCTGCAAGGCATCGAGCATGGCACCAGCAACCTGGTGCAACTGATCGCCTCGCTCATCGGGAAGCTGGTCAACCCGTTCCGCCCAGCCGGTGGCTGGCTGGTATCCCACGGCGGCGATCTGGTGGCGGGGCTGCTGCGGGGCATCGCCCGAGCGGCCGCCGGCGTCGGCCCGTGGATCAACGCGCACCTGGTGCAGCCCATCATCCATGCGGTGATGAACTACTTCGGCATCCACTCCCCCAGCCGGGTCATGGCCGGGCTGGGCTCCAACATCATGACCGGCCTTTTCCAGGGGATCATGTCGCATAACCCGCTGGCGGTGGTGCGTAAGGTGTTCGGCTCCATGCCCGCCGCGCTGGGGCACCTGGTGGAGCGGGGCCTGGTGTCGGTGGCCAGCTTGCCGGGGCGGGCGCTGCGGGCGCTGACCGGCCTCGGCGGGTCGCTGCTGGGGAAGATCGGCGGCTTCCTGGGCAGCTTGTTCGGCGGCGGCGGCGGCGTGCAGCAGTGGGCTCCGATGGTCCTTCAGGTGCTGAAGATGCTGGGGCAGCCCGCCGGGGCGCTGGGCATCGTGTTGTCCCAGATCGCCACCGAGTCGGGGGGCAACCCCCGGGCCATCAACCTGACCGACATCAACGCCCAAATGGGGGTTCCGTCCAAGGGCCTGCTCCAGGTGATCCGGCCTACGTTCAACGCCTACGCCGGGCCGTTCCGCAGCCTGGGGCAGTTCAACCCGTTTGCCTCGATTTACGCCGGGCTCAACTACGCCATCCACCGGTACGGCACCACGGGGTGGATGAACGTGCTGGGCCACGGCCACGGGTACCTGCATGGCGGGTGGGTCACCGAGCCGGTGCGGGGCATCGGGCTGCGCAGTGGGCACGCCTACAGCTTCGCGGAGGACGGCCGCGCAGAGTACGTCTCACCCGCTGGCGCTGTGGGCGGTGGTGGTGGCGTGGATGCGCTGCTGGCCAAGCTGGACCGGGTGATCAAGGCCGTGGAGAAGAACGCGGCGCAAACCGGGGCGGCGCTGGCGCAGGCACTGGACCGGGGCGGCCGTCGTGCCGCTTACGCGGGCATCTACGGAGGCTGAGCCATGGCGTGGGGACCACTGGGCGTGTACGGCGGCGGCCTGCTCCAGGCCATGGACATCTCCGCCGGGAAGATGTTCGGCGGCACCGACACCCAGGGGTTCAACTACTGCGACAACACCCCGGCCAGCGGCTTGTACGGCGACAACTGGGTGGCCCGCAACCCCGGGCTGGGCGCGTCCGGCAACTACAACCAGATCGCCGCCGTGCTGGCCTCCACCTTGCACCCGGGCACCACCGTGGCGGCCGGGTCGAACGGGGGCAACATCGCCAACATCGCCACCTGGGGCACACCGGGTGCGGGGGTGCTGGCGGTGGCGTCCACCACCGGCTATGCCGCCTCGGGCTCCGTGTCGGTGGCCACGTCCGGCGGCAACGCCGTCATTGCCTACACCGGCATCACCGGCAACACGCTGACCGGCTGCACCCTGGTGTACGGGTCCGGCACGGTCAGCACGGGCGGCACGGTCAGCGGCACCACCTACATAGCCACCGGGGATGGGCTGCTGAAAACCACCACTGATGGGTGCTCGTGGACGCCGCTGGCCACCTCGGTTGTGTTCGCCGCCAACGGGGCCAACAGCGCGGACCCGATACCGTCACTCAACTGGGCGCGGCCGGTGGGCAGGCTGCTGCTGGAGGACTCCGCTGGGGCCACCCAGTTCTTGTGGGCGGCCACGTACAAGCAGGGGATCAAGCGCAGCACCGATGGCGGGGTCACGTTCCCGGTGGTGGCCAACATGGCTGGGGTGGCCCCGGGCACCAACTATTTCGCCCGCACCATCGCTCAGGACCCCGATCAGACCACCACCTGTTACGCCGGGTTCATCGACCACAGCAGCGGCACGACGGGGTTCGGCGGGATCTGGCGGTGCACCAACGCGCATACCACCACCAGCGCCCCCAACTTCATCCGCCTTGCCGGGCTGAACGTGGCGGCGGTGGAGGACATCAAGGTGCTCGGCGGGATCATCTATGCGGCGTGCGGCACCGATGGCGTGTTCATGGCCGACAAGACCGCCGACCTGTCCAATGCGGCCAACTGGGTCAACATTGGCACCATCGGCGGCACCGGCACGGGGATCGTGCTGAACGCGGCCAGTATCTGGATGAGCCTGGATGTGGTGGTGGACTCGGGCAACCATCTGGTGGCGGTGACCTGCTCCCAGCCGGCGGATACGGCCAAGACGTGTGCGGTCAAAATCGTGGTCAACCCCACTGCCAAGACGGTCACCTCCCGTTCGATGCTGGCCAACAACACCAACGTGTCCACCTCCACGCTGCCTCCGGTGGGGCAGACATGGTGGAACAGCGGCAGCGGCCTGGTGCTGGGTGCCAGCAACTTCCGCAACCCGCAGGTCATGTGGGACCCGGCTGACGCCACCCACAACCGGATCTACATTTGCGCTGATCAGGGGCTGTACCGCACCAGCAACGGCGGCACCACCTGGACTATCGCCTGCGCCGGGATGCGGATGTTCCTGGGCCGCGACATGTGCACCGACCCGAACACCGCCGGGTGGGGCGCGGTGTGCTCCAGCGACTGGCTGGTGGTGTTCTGGAAGGACGGGGTGGCGGCCAACGCCAGCACCACAGCCCAAAGCGGCTCCGGGCTGCCCGGCAGCAGCCAGGGGTTTGCGGTGGCGGTGGACCCGGTGGATTCCACCGTGTACCTGGCGGTGGGCAACAAGTACGGCAAGGCCCCCACCGCCGGGCAGATATACCAGGGCGCGGGCGGGGCCACATTCCCGCCCGGCCCGTTCACCACCGTGGGGCCGGGGGCCGGCGACTGGGGCACAGCGGTGTCCAACAAGACCCCGATTGGGCTGTGCGCGCTGCGCGACGGGTCCAACAACAAGGTGCTGCTGGCCGCCGCATGGCAGGGCGGCGGGCTGTGGCGCAACGTGCAAGCCGCCGGGGCGTGGACCGCGTGGACCCAGGTGGGGGCGGCCACCAGCGTGGCCACCAGCACCGGGGCCACCGGGTTCAACATCCGCTTCCAGGTTGGCCCCGGCGGCACCGGCAACCCGCCGGTGATCTACTGCTACGACCCGAAGACAGGCATTTACCGGTCGCTGGACTACGGGCTCACCTGGGCGACGGTGATCAGCACCATCACCTCGGGCACGGCCGGGTCGGCGGAGATCGCCGCCCACCCGGTCAATGTGGGCGAGTTGTGGGTGACCGCCAACTACAACATGCGCAAGCTCACCAACGCGCACGGCACCGGCACCCTGGGCAACACCCTGATCAGCACCCTGGGCAATCCGGGGGCCTTGGCGATCCGCCCCACCGATGCGGCCATGTTCGCCACCACCCGCGACACCGGCAGCGGGCAAACGGCGGTGAAGTCCACCGATGGCGGCCTCACCTGGCCGCTGGCGGTGCCCGGCGACGTGCTGTTCGGCCAGTTGGACAACACCAGCGAGCACATCCGGTTCGACCAGGGCGGGGTCAGCGGCCGGGTGTATGTCAGCGGCTCCAACATTGTCACCCAGGCCCTGTTCGGCGCGGGGGCGGGCGGCAGCTTCACGCTGGTGCAGCAGTCCAACAACATCGTCGGCGCGGCCGGGTCGTTCAGCGCCTGGTTCAGCGCCACCAGTGTGGGCTCCACGCTCAACAACCTGCTGTCGGTGCGGCTGCTCATGGACGACTGTGCCATGACCGTCACCGCGCCCAATGCCAACTGGGAGTTGGTGGCGGACGGCCCGTCCGGCACGGCCTCGGGGTTCGCCAGGGCGCAAACGTGGTTGTACCGCCGCTGCGCCGCCGGCATCGGCGCGCTGGTGGGCTCGGCGGCAGTGTTCACCTACTCCAACACTGGTGCCACCGTCAAAGGGCGCATCCACGAGCATTCGTCGGCGGCGGCATTCCAGTACGTGGACCGCACCGGGGTGGCCTCGGCGCAGGTGTCGTCTGCTACGCCGGGGCCGGTGACCGGGGGGGCGGCGGCCAGGGTTACCGGCGGCCTGGCGCTCACCGCCACCGCCGTGGTGCACTCCAACGTCCCCACCGGGCAATCGTGGGGCACGCCGGGCGGGTGGACCACGGATGGCAGCACCCCCAACGCCGCCCTGATCTTCCACCTGATGGAGCAGGCGGTGCCTGGCGGCACGGAGACGTTTACCGACTCGCTCACCCTCGGCACCGGGGTAATGACCTCCTGGGCGGAAACCCTGGTCACCTTGTGGTGCTCAGCGGTGCAGGTCACCACCGCCAGCTTGCCCGGCGGCAACCAGGGCACGGCGTACAGCCAAGCGCTGGCCGCCGCTGGGACCACCGGGGCGGTCACCTGGTCGCTGTGGTCGGGGGCGCTGCCACCCGGGCTGGCCATCAGCGGGGCCAACATCACCGGCACGCCCACCGCTGCGGGCACGTTCACCTTCCGGGTGCTGGCCACCGACACGGCTGGGGCCATGGGCTATTCGGCGCTGTTCTCGGTCACCATCGCCGCCGGGGTGACGATCACCACCTCAAGCCCGCTGCCCGATGGGGCGGTGGGTGATGCCTTCAGCCTGACCCTGGCGCTGACCGGCGGCAGCCCGGCCTACACGTGGACCAGGCCCAGCGGGACGCTGCCCACCGGGCTGTCGCTGTCCACTGCCGGGGTGATCAGCGGCACGCCCAGCGTGACCGGGCCGTTCACCTTCGACGTGCTGGTGACCGATGGCAACGGCTCGACTGACCGCACCACGCTGGCCATCACCATCCGCCCAGCCGTGCTGGTGACCACCACCACGGTGCCGCATGCCATCGCCGGGGTGGCGTATTCCGCCGCGCTGGGCGCGGACGGCGGCCTGCCCGCCTACTCGTGGGCCATCACCAGCGGGGCGCTGCCGGCGGGGACCGCCTTGGACCCGGTGGCGGGCATCATCGCGGGCTCGGCGGCCACACCGGGCAGCTACCCGTTCACCGCCCAGGTCACCGACGCCGGCGGCTCCACCGCCGCCCAGGCCCTCATCCTGGTGGTGGACTCCCCGCCCGCGCCCGGTGCGGTGTCCGATTCGCTGGTTGTCGCCGGCCAGTTTGAGCTAGCCGGCGATGGGGTGGTCTCGGATCACCCGGCGTGCCCCGGTGCGATATTCCGCCTTGGCCGCGCCGGGGGTTCCCTGGATTACGACTTGGGGATGCCGCAGCCGGTGACTGACTTGCTGGCCAGCTTGGCGCTGGACGGGGAGCGGCCGATGGGCCGGCGGGCGTCGAACCGCACCATGGTGCTGCCGGTGGTGATCGTGGTCCCGCCCAGCGGCGATGCGGTAGCTGACCGCTCACTGCTGGCGGCGGCGCGCGAAACGCTGTGGCAGGCCATTGACGGCGACCGGTGGGAGCTTACGTGGGCGCGGGCCGGCGGGCAGCCGGTGGTGTTCGACTGCTTCCGCGCAGCGGCCACCACCTACCACTACTCGCTGATCCGCGATAAGCAACTGGTCTCGGTGATGGACCTGACCTTCCAGGCGCTGCCTTACGGGCGCAGCACCGACCTGGAAACGCTGGCGTTTGCCGCGCCCTCGGCTAGCTGGCAGATGCCCGCCGACCCGATCACCATTGACGATTTCACCACCGTGGCCAGCGCCACCAACGCCGGGCAGTGGTCCCGCTCGACGCAGGCAGCAGTGGGCGCGTTCTCCGCGCACTGGTCGCGGCGGTGGCGGGACCGGCCGAACTATACCCACGGCCTGGCCGCCCCGGTGGGGATGGGCACCCGGCCCAAGGTGAGCTTCTGGGTGGGCCTGGGCACCAGCGCGGACCAGTACCACGTGTGGCACGGCGGGAAGGTCACCGCTGATGTGCAGTTGACCGACACCAGCGGCACCACCATCCAGATGGCGGCCACGGTGACGTGCGCGTGCTCCGGGCTGCCCGGCCAGCCGGCGTGGACGCGGGTGAGCGTGGCCATGCCGCTAACGACACTGTTCGACAACACGGCGGTGGCCAGCTACAGCATCAAACTGTGGAACACCACCGACAACGACACCGGCAACCGCATCCTGCAAGCGGAGTGTTACATTTCGGGGCTGGAGGCGTCGGCGGCGGCGGTGGGCGCGCCAGCCGGGCGGGGGGCGGTGTACCAGCTACGCGGCGTCATCGGCACCGCCCGTGCGCCGCTGAACATCCAGGTGCAGCCGGGGCCGACCGTGCAAAAGCAGGTGCACCAGCGGGACGCCTCGGGGGCGTCGGCGTTCCTGGTGCCCGCCGGGGTGACGGTGGGCATGGCCGAGGTGTGGGCCGGCGGCAACGGCGGCGGCGGCGGGGCCGGCAGCGGCCTGGGCATCGGCGGCGGCGGCGGGCCTGGTGGCGAGTACGCCTGCGAGCCGGCGATGCCGTTCACCCCCGGGGCCAACGTAACGGTCATTGTGGGCGGCGGCGGCGGCGGCGGGGCCATCGGGGCTAACGGGCAACCGGGCGGGATGTCGCAGATCACCAGCACCGGCATGACTGTGACGGCCAGCCCCGGTAACGATGGCGGCTTCTCCGGTCAGCACGTTGGCTTTGTGCTCCCGCAGGGCGGCACGGGCAGCCAGGCCACTATCCACTACGACGGCGGGGCCGGCGCATTGCAGGAAGCCGCCGGCCAGGCGCACTCCAATGGCTCCGGTGGTGGCGGCTCGGGTGGCCAATTCCAGGCGGGCCGGCCAGGCTCACGTGGCACCGGCACCGGGCCGGGGCCTGGCGCTACTGCGGTGCCTGGCGGCGGCCCCGGCGGCAATGGTGCCCACGATGGCCGGGCCGGGTCGCCGCCAGCTAGCGGGCCAGGCGGCGGTGGCGGCGGTGGCGACTCGCTGGGCGCTGGCGGCCCAGGCAGCGTGGGGCGGGCCAGGATCACCTACGGGGTGACCGTGGGCATCCCGCTGAAGTCGCTGTTGTTGCACCGGGCCGGGCCGAACGCCCCCGGCACGCTGCAACCGCTGGTGAGCGTGTTCGGCACCGGCACCGACGTGCCGGACGGGTCGATTGAGTACCCGGTGGTTTCGTACGCCCCCGGCGTGCAGCCGAAGTTCAGCGGCACCTACACCGTGGTGGCGGTGGCTCAGTCGTGGCACGGGGCCGTGGGCACCACGCGCACCTTGACGGTGCAGGTGAAGCAGTACGACGGGGCCTCGGGGAGCCCGCCGGCCACCGGCACCGGGCGGGTGTCGATCAACTCTGTGGCCCGCACCTTCGCCCCGCAGGACGCGCCCAACGGGCTGGTGGTGCTGGGTGACATCACGTTGCCGGTGCGCGGGGTGGCCCCCGACCAGGCCGATGCCACGTTCACCTTGACGGTCAACTCCACCGACACCGCCGACCTGTTTTACGACGTGATGCTGCTCGACACCGAGGGCAGCACCATCCTGCTGAACGGCACCGCCGCCGGGTACGCCAACCTGTTCGTAGACGCCCCGGATGCTGACCGGGCGCTCGGCCCGGTGCTGGGCTCCTACACCGACCGGGACGCGGCCTCTTCGGTGCTGGATGACACGATTGTCAGCGGGCCGCCGCTGTCGGTGGACCCGGGGGATAACTGGCTGCTGGCCTACTCCCCGCAAGGTGTGCCGGCGATGTTCGCCACCTACCTGCCACGCTGGTGGCTGGACCGGCTGAGGTGAGCCGTGCCGGTACCAGCTAGCGCGCAAGTCCGCACCCAGGCCCCCGGCGGTGGTGACATCCGGTGGCTGGGGCAGGCGGGGCTGGTGGCGTCGCTGAAGTGGTCGTCGGTGGTGCCCGGCGGGGCGGACCAGTTCTCGGGCCTGCTCCAGGTGCCTGCCGGGCGGCGGGATCCGGCGGTGGCGGTGGGCCGGCAGGTGCAGGTGTACCGGGGGCTGCAATGCGTGTGGGATGGGCAGTTGGATGAGCCGACGCCGCAGCAGGACGGGTGGCTGATCACCGCGCATGGGGCGGGCACGTTCGGCAACCAGTTCCGGGCGCTGTGGACGGCCACCTGGGCGTCGGGTGACGGCCCCGACTCAGCGGTGAACGGGGCCATCGGGCGGGGCATGCGGTGGGTGAACCCGGGCATTGGCCACACCGTGCTGCCAGCCAGCGCGTGGCTGGGGCAGACCCCGGATAACTCCTCGCTGGCCATCACCGATGTGATGACGCTGATCTGCGCGCGGGGCGGCCTGTTGTGGAAGGTCACTACCGGGGTGTCGGGCAACCTGCTGAGCATCTACCCGCTGCCCACGGCCACCACCCGGCTGCTGGTGGCCACCACCCCGGTGGCGCGGCAGGTCGCCGGGCTGGTCAACGCGGTGTCGGTGCGGTACCAGGACAGCGGCACGCCCACGTTCAACACGGTGTGGGCCACCAGCCCGGCGCTGATCGCCGCCTACGGGCGCATCGAGCAGTACATAGACATCTCCAGCGCGGGCACCGTGCTGGCGGCGGTGGCCACCAGTGTGGGCAACTATGCCCTGGCCCGCTACCAGCAGGTGGCGTGGGGCGGCCCGTTCGTCGTGGCCCCCGGGCAGTACTTGACCAACCGGGGCAGCCCGGTGGATCTGGGCACTGAGCGCGCCGGGGAGGTGGTTCGGCCCCTGGGGGCTGATTTTGGCGGGCAGGTGAACCTGGGGCTGCCGCCGACGTTCATCGCTGGTCAGGTGGAGTATGACGATGAGACCGGCACGCTGGCGGTAACGCCGTGGGGTTCGGTGCGCACCGACTGGCAGGCGCTGGTGGCCGCGCGAACCACTTTCCACCCGGGCCGGGGTGACCCGTTCGGTTTCAAGGGCACCACGGTCTAAAGGGAAGGGGAGCGGTGGGGCTTAACACGTGGGTCTCTGTTGTGCTCATCGTGGGCGTGGCCATCACGGCGGCGGCGGCCATCGGCGGCAGCTTCCGCACCGGCCGCGCGGCGATGGCCATTGCCAACTACCGCACCTTGGCTGAGTCGTGGGAGGCCAAGGCGCATGAGGCGGAGGCGCAGAAACTGGTCATGGCCGAGCAGGTGGCCGACCTGACTGCGCGGGTGGGTGTGCTCCAAGACCTGGTAACCGGCAAGGCGCAGGTGGACACTCTTACCACCCGGGTGGACCGCATCACCGCCTTGCTAGATGACCGGGCGGCCCGCATGGATGCCCGGGTGAGTGAGATTCTTCAGCAGATAGGGGCCAGCCGCGCCGACCTTCGCAAGCTGCTGGCAGCGGCGGCCCCGGAAGGGCGGCCACGTGGGTGATGACCAGTCCCCGCAGCGGGGCGGGCCGGTGCCGCCCGCGCCGCCGCCCGTGGGTGATTTGGATGATGACCTGCGCACCACCTTGCGGCGGATGAACCAGGGGCGGTGGGTGGCGCTGCTGGTGTTCGCCGCCGTGGCGCTCCTCGGCCTGGTGGCCTTGGGGTTCCTCGCCTACCAGCAGGCTGGGCGGCTGCAAGCCTCCTGCCACTTTTACCGGGATGTGGCCACCTCGCCTGTCGCGGCGGCCCCCGGTGCGGCCCGCCCGGGGCTGCTGGGGGTCAAGATCGTGGTGGACTCGCGGGAGGCGTATGCGCGGGAAAGCTGCGGGCTGCTGCCGCCGCCGAGCGTGGCGCTGCTCCGCTGGGCCGCCTACTACCACCTGCACCTGCTGGCCGGGGCTGTGCCGAACGCCACGCCGGCACCCGTGGCTGACACCCTCCGGTTAGCCGAAAGGTGCGAGGATGCCCGGTGGAGGTGACCCTCAATGAGGCTGTATGGGTTCCGGTTCTACCCCGCCGCATGGTCGGGGGCATTGGCCACGGCGCTGGCGGCTGTGGTCGCGTTCGGGTTCTTGCCCAAGTCCACGGCGGACTACGTGTCGGCGGCTGGGGTGGCGCTGCTGGGCCTGGTAACGATGGTCCTGGCCCGCCCGGTGGTGGTGCCCGCAATCGCGGCGGCCATGTCCACGTTCCTGGTGTCCCTCGGCGGGTTCGGCCTGCACCTCACCGATGCGCAGCTTGCCGGTGTGATGGGCGTGGCCACCATGATCCTTACCTGGGCGGTGCACAAGAACGTGGTGCCCGCCGCCGGTTCCCCCTCGGTGGCTGACCCCCGGCTGCACCCGCTCGTGCACGCCCCCGAGCGGATCGGCGCATACCAGGCCCAGGTGCCCCCCGGGTGACGCCCAAGTTCCTGATCGACGCCGCCAGCTTCCAGGGCACGGTGAACTGGTGGACGGTGGCTATCGGCTGCTCAGGCGGGTGGGAGAAGGTCACCCAGGGCACCACGTACGCCAACCCGTTCTGGGCCGCCGCGCAGCCCGCCATGGCCGCGCAGATCGCCCACGGGTTCACCCCCGGGGCGTACCTGTTCATGGAAGCTGGCGACGGCGCGGCGCAGGCCGACTGGTTCGCCGCCCGCGCGGGGCCGCTGCCCGGCTTCGGGGTGGCCATCGACGCGGAGCCATCGTTCGGGCTGCGCCGCCTGGCGCACGTCTTCCCCGAGGTGCTCACCGCCGGCGACGAGGCGGCGGCGCGCGCCACCATCGCCCGCGCCACCAGCGTGCCCACCTTGGCGGAGGTGCGGGCGTGCAAGGACCGCCTGGCCCAGCACTACCCGGGCAAGCCTGTCGGCGGGTACCTGCCGCACTGGTTCTGGGGTGAGCAGGACACCACGTTCGTGGACTACTTGTGGGCGTCTGACTACGTGCTGGGCCAGGGCCGCCCGCAGGATCTCTACCAGCATGTGGTGCCGGCGCAGTGGGCACCGTACGGCGGGCGCGCCCCGGCGCTGCTCCAGTTCACGTCCTCGGCCACCGTGCCGGGTGTCAACGGCCTGGTGGACTGCTCGGTGTATGAGGGCAGCGACCTGGTCACGCTGATGGTCGGCGCGGCGGCCCCCGGGCTGCCTGGTGAGGAGGAGGACATGGGCGCATCATGGCTGCCCAACGCGCGGGTGGCACCGCTGGCGCTGCCGAACGGGGTCAAGCGGCTCCGGTTCGTGGGGCTGGGCGGCACGGAGACGCTGAAGGTGGACTGGATCATGGGCGTCAGCCCCGACGCGCCGACCCAGACCGTGGATGTGTCGTACGCCATCGGCGCGGCTGGGCTACCTGTGCCGGCTAATTGCACCAGCGCGCGGGTGGTGCGCGCTGACCTGCCCGCAGGTGCAGCCGACTATCCTTTGGTCGGCATCGCCTACGTGTTCTGAGCCCCGGTGGGGGTGGTGTTGTGGCTGATGAGCCCGGCCGTCGTGCTGGCGGCGGTGGGCGTGGTGGGCATCTGCGGCGTGCTGCTGATCGGGTGGGGCCTGGTGCACCGGGAGCCGTACGAGTCGCGGCAGATGGACCAGGCGTACTGGGCCAGCCAGAGGCGCAGCGGCGCATCCAGGCCACCGTTGCCGAGGCGTTCGCATGTGCCTGGGCGGGGAACCTCCGGGGGATGGCCGAGGCGTTGAAGGCCCTGGATTACCAGCAGGCCATGCGCCTGGCCAACGCCATGGGCGCGTTGTCCCGGGCGGCCCGTTTCCGGGCCGGCGACGCCAAGGTGCGGGAGCACCGCCAGGCGGCCCCAGGACGGCCGCTGGCGGGCTGAGTGCCGTCCGGGGGTGGCGGCCCGCATGGTGGCCTGGCTGGCTGATAGCGCCCCGTGTGGCTACGCCCAGGGTTTACCTGGCGGGGGCGCTGCCCTTGGCTGTTGGGAGTGCGTGTGTCTGCCCCGGGTGCGGGGCGCTTGGCCGGTAGGGTTCCGCGTGTGGCCCTGCGCAACCTCCGAGGCTGTGGGGACACAAGCGACGGCCCCCCACCGCTCCTCCATGGTGCCCGGTGGGGGGCCGTTCCTGCCCCAGGGGCTGACGCCCTGGGGGGCTTAGCCGAACAGGCGGCGGGCCAGGCGGCCTGCACCACGGCCGTAGGCGCGGCGGGCCAGGCGGCGGGGCACCCGGCCACGGCGTACGGCGCGCACGTCGTTGCTGGCGCGCAGGGCGGCGTACGCCCAGCCCCTAGCTGTGCGGCGGCGCATCGCTGCCTCCTTCGGGGGGCCACTCATAAGCCCCGGCTGGCGGGGTGCGGGGGTTCCACACCATGCCCTCTTGGTACCCGCTGGCCTTGCGGTGCTTGGCCACCTCGCGGTGCACGTCTTCCACCAGGTGGGGGGCCACGTACACCCCGGCCTCACGCTTGTGGTGCGGCATGGCCGTCCTCGGGGTGCTCGTAGTACCCGTGGTCTTCGCCGCCGCCGGGGTGGGCGTGGGTGAGCGTCTGCCCGCTGGGGTGCCGGTGGACGTGCACCGTCTCCCCGGCCTGCTCGGCGGCCACCAGGCGGCGGCGGGTGGCTGACACGGTGACCGTGCCGGTGCCGTCTGTCCACGTGCTGGCGGCATAGCCGGTGATCGTCTCCACGAACGCCTCAGCCAGCCGCACGTACGCGGTGCCGGCGCAACCCCGGGCCAGCACCACCACGGCGGCAGGGCTGGCACCGCCTGCGATTTTGCCGTTGACCATGACCTGCACCATGGCTACCGTTCCTCTCCGCTGGTGTCCTCGCCGCGCAGCAGCGCCTCCACGCGCAGCAGCGCGGCCAGGTCCCGGGTGCCCAGACCGTGGCCGGGCAGGTGGGCCTGGTGCAGCAGCATGGCCACATCGGGCCACGTCAGCAGCACCTGGGCCATGCGGCCTTGGAGGACGGCCAGCCCGGCCACGTCCACCATGTGCGCGATCACCGCCGGGGGCTGCCCGGGGGCGGGGTGCGCTGAGGACATGCGGCTCAGCTTGATGTCGCGGGGGGCCACACCGCGCCGCCCCATCACGCCTGGGCCGCCTTTGCCAGCCAGGTGACGCCGATCACGGCATCGGGGCTGCCGCCCAGCATGACCTCCCGCGCCAGCGCTTGCACGCTGTGCCAGGGGTGCCGGGTCACGGTCATGGTGAACACCGGCATGCCGTTTAGCTTGATCAGGTGCGTTTCGGTTTGCACCGCCTGCTCCTCTCCACTGCCCACCAGTGTGTACCGGCGGGGCCTGCCAGGGCCTAAGTGCCCACCAGGGCGGCCACCATGGGGTGGCCGCCCGCAGGGCCATCAGGAGCCGAGCAGGGCCGCCTGGCGGGCGTGGCACACCGGGCCGATGCCCCGCTCCACGCTCTCCGCCACCCGCAGGTGCCGGCCGCACACCAGGCACGATTCCCACTGGATGCTCAGGGCGGTCACCTCGGCCATGGGCAAGGCGTCGGCCTTGGTGAGGCGGTACTGCATGCCCGGCACCTTGCGCTCCTCGATGCGCACCCGGTTGCCCTGCTGGTTGAGGCGGTCGCCTTGGGCGTCGGTCAGCGGCACGATCTCCCGGGCGTACCGCACCTTGCGGTGCTCGCCCTGGGGGGTGAACTCGCGCACCACGTACAGCTTGCCGTCTTGGCGGTACACGCCCACCTCGGCGGGGGTGTCATTGCGGGGGGCCTGCGGCTGCGGCGCGGCCTGGCGGGGGCTGTCGCCACCGTCCAGGGCCGCCCACACCGGCTGGTAGCCGGCGGCGGTCAAAGTGTCGATCCAGCGGCTGGCGGTGGCCCTGGCCATCGGGGTGCCGTCACCAGGGGTGCGCTGGTTGGTGTCGTGGGCCTCAAGCTGCGCCCAGCACCGCTCCCAGTCGCCGTCGCCTTGGCCGGCGAACAAGGCGTTGCCCAGCAGGGTGGCCTTGATGCGGCGCACCTGGGGCTCGGTGGCCCCACCCTGGTAGCCGCCGCGCTGGTAGTGGCGCGGGGCCTGGGCGTAGCCGTTGCGGTAGCGGTACTGGCTGGCGTCGCGTGGTGCGTAGATCCGGTTCATGTTGTGCTCCTCTCCACCACCGACAATACGCACACCAGTGTGCGGGCGCAAGGGGTTCCGCGCAGATTGCGCGTATGCGGCGGCCCCGCCGCGCCCCTTGGAGAGGAGCACGCGGCGGGGCCGCCTCCGTGTTGGTCTAGCAGGGGCCGCGCTGGCCGGGGGCGTGGCCGTCGTGTGGGTAAGGCCCTGGCCCGCACGGGTCGCCGGGCTGCCCGCAGTAGTAGTAGCCGGCCTGCGCCTGCGCGCAGTGGCGGGCGCGGGTGGCGGCCAAGGCATCGCTCGGCGGGTACAGGTAGCCGCCATCTGGGCGCTCCCATATATCACCGGCCGGGCAGGCCCACAGCGTGGCGTGTGACCCCACGTGGGCCAGGCCCAGCGGTGCCCCGTGCTGCGGGCAGGTGGGGCCGCCCACGTCCACCGGGTACCCCGGCTCGCTGCGGGTGGCCTGCCGGCACATGTCCACGGCCAGCAGCCACTGGGTGGCGTTGAGGCCGTGGCGGTCGAGGCGGGCCAGCATGGTGGCGGCCTGGGGGCTGGCGGCGGCGTTGGCGCGCAGCCAGTGCTCGGCCTGCTGCCGGGTGATCCCGGGGCGGGTGGTGGTGTTCACAGTGGGGTACCAACCTTCGTCATGTGGGCGTCGGTGCACCGGCCGGCCTCGTAGTAGAAGACCTGCCGCCAGGTGCTGCCATCGGGGCTGCTGAACGGCTGACCGTACAACGTGCCGGTCCAGCGGGCTGCTATGGCCTGCGCGTGGCTGATGCTGGGGCTCATTGGGTGCTCCTCTCCACTACCCATCATGCGCGCACACTGGTGTACCGCGCAAGAGGGTGGGGGCATAAAAGCACCGGAGCCCCGGCGTGGTACCGGAGCCCCGGTGCGTGGAGGGGGCGCGCCAGGGTTACGTGGGCATGTTGTTGCCACGTGGCCCGGTGTGCGGGTTCGGCGGACAGGTCTGCCCGGCGATGAGACAGTCCTGCACCAGGTCGTCCAGGCCGCCGAGGTTGTCACCCGCGCCGAAGTTGCCCCGCTGCCAGCCGTTCATGAAGTCGGCATGCGCCTGATACCAGGGCATCATCGTGCCGTCCGCGTACTCGAAACCGAAGGCGGGGGCCACCGCCGACCCGGCCAGGCAGGACTGGCCAGGGCACGGGGTGACGATGCCGGTGTGGAAGTGCAGGCCCACCACCGGCAGGCGGATGGGGAACCCAGCCGGGCAGGTACCGGATACCGGGTAGGCGTAGCTGGCACGATCCGATGCGGCCAGCCCGGTCCAGCAGGACGGCAGCAGAACAACCATCACCACGCCGTCAGCGTCGCTGGCCAGGTTGATGTAAGGCCCGCAATCGTACGGGTGCGCCTCATGGGGGCTTGTGTTCCCGCAAGCCCAGTACACGGCATTCTGCCCCTGCACCCCGGTGGCGGCGGGGTTCCCGCCGACAGCCTCCATCTGCGCCGGGAGGCCGGTGATCAGGGAGCGGCTGGCCCCGCCCAGGCCGTAGTAGGCGCGGATGTTCGTGTAGTGGCAGGCGGGCAGCCCGGCCGCGCCGGTGACGCAGGGTCCGCCCGCGCCGTGGTACGTCTGCGTCTCCCTAGGCCCCAGGGTCAGAGTCGGAGCCCAGTAGGCGGCGGTGTCGGTGGAGGTGGTGCATGATGTGGCCCCCAGGCCAGCGGCCCGCAGGCTGTCTGGGGTGGAGGCGGGGCTGATGCCGGTGGCCCCGAAGAAATCGTGGAAGTGGGGGGTTGTGGTGCTGCCCGGGTCCACAACCGGGTCGAACGTGCCGGATATGACAAAACCGCACTTGGTCCAGAAGTCCACGCCGTTGCCCGCCAGGGCGGGGGCGGCCAACGCCGCCGTGAGGGCCAAGGCGGCGGCCAGGGCCAGCAGGCCCAGCCAGACGCCGGGTGTTCTCGTGCCAGTTGGTTTTCCCATGCTGCCCATGCTGGGTGGCCGGCGGGTGCTGTGCCAGCGGGACACACCAAGGGGGGGAAAGATCGGGGGCCACCGCGCTTCCCTGCGCGGCGGCCCCGGGCCTGGGCGATCAGCCCACCGGCACTGGGGGGCTGGCCTGGCGCGGCCACACCACGGTGCCGGTGCCGGCCTCGGCGGTGCAGATCACCTGGCTGGTGCCGCGCTGCACGTGGCGTACCACGTAGTTGCGGTCGCGGGCCTTGGCCTGCTGCGCGGCCACGGCCACCATGGTGTCGAAGTCCTCACGGCGGCCCTGGGCGGTGTGGTCCCACGCCTCCCGGTGGCCCTCCTGGCGGGTCTCGTAGTAGTCCATCACGTGCTCCTCTCCTGCCGTGCGTGCATGGCGGTGGCTGCTGCTGCGCGGGCCTGGGCGGCACGCTCGTAGGCGTCGCGGGCGTCGCGGGCCACCGGGTGGTCCTCGCTGCCGTGGCGGGCCACAGCTACCTGCCAGGCGTAGTGGGCCTGCCCTGCGGTGCGGTCGGCGGCCTTCAACGCGGCCAGGGTGCCCAGGCGGGCCATCACGCCACCGCCTTGCGCATGGTGCAGGTGAAGCTCGCCGGGTAGTCGATGCTGCCGCCGGCGGGGGTGGCCACGGTCAGCTTGACGCCGGGCACGTTCTGGCGGCGGCCACGGCGGCCACGGATCGGCGCAGGGGTGTACTGCTCCCACCGCCACGACGGGGCCACCTCCAGCACGGTGCTGCGCACGTCGGCGCCGGCCACGCGCTCCTGGGTGGGCACGGCCACCAGGAAGTCGCCGGGCTGCACGTCGGCCAGGGTGGCCTGCTGGGCTTCGGCCCACACTCCGGTCACGGCAGCACCACCCACTCACCTGCGGGCAGCGCGGCCTTGGCCTGGGTGTAGGTGCCGCGCTGCCACACCACCTGGGTGTAGTCGCCGGCGGCCAGGGCGGCCTTGGCGGCGCGGGTGTTGGGCAGGAAGGCCCAGCAGCCTTCGCCGCGCGGGTCGGCCAGGTGGCTGGCCCGGTACTGGCTGGTGTCGAAACGCTTCATTGGGTGCTCCTCTCCACTAACGAACCTACCGCCCACTGGTGTGCGGGCGGTAGGGGTTCGGCGGAGAAACTTGGGCAGATTATGCGGCGGCGTACCGGGCGGCGTTGGCGCGGTACCGGGCGGCCAGGTCGCGGTAGAACGCCGCCAGGCCGGTGGTGTGGAACGACGCGCGCAGGTAGGTATTGCCGATCCGCTCCCAGCAGCGGGCGCGGGTCTCCACCTCGGCCGGGGTGTACCGCAGGGCGGTGTCCCACATGTCGGGGCGGCGGGTCAGCCACCGGGCTTCGCGCCACGCCTTGGCGGCGGTCTGGTAGAACTCCTCGGCCTGGCGGGCCTCGCGCTCGGCGCGGCGGGTGAAGTTGCCGGCCTTGCGGCTGGCGCTGGTGGCCTCGCGGCGGCTGTCGTTGCTGTAGTAGCTCATCGGGTGCTCCTCTCCACTGCCGAAGGTACACGTGTGTACCGGCCCGCGCAACCCTGGGCGGTAAACCATCCGGTTACCGTGAACCGGCTGGGCATGGCAGCGGCCCCGCACCCGGCACTCGGGGCGGGGCCGCGCCAGCGGGGGCCTGTCAGGCTACCGTGCGGCGGCGTATTGCTGGTGGCCGCTGAAGTACCGGTGCCACTGCTCGGCGGCCTGCACCGCCCCCTCGGGGCCAGCGCCGGCCTCCAGTGCGGCGGCCACCGGGTCCGCGCCGGCGTCCACCAGTTCGCGCCACCGGTCGCGGGCGTGGCGGATGCCAGAGATCGGGCGGCGGCCCCGCAGCCACTGGTGGCCGTCGCCGGGCTCGGGGGCTGCGGCGTGCCAGGCGGCGTCCTGCGGGTGCTCATCCAGGTAGGCCAGCCAGCGGGCTATGGTGCGGTCCACGGCGTCCTCAGGCACGTCCAGGCGCAGCGCTGCGGCGCGCTGGGTCATGCCCATCACGGTGGTCAGGAAGACCCATTCCTCGCGGCGGGCGGTGGCCTTGGCCATGTGCGCTTGGATCATGGCGGGCACGTGGGTGGTGGTCATTGTGCTTGCTCCTCTCCGGTTGCCGGGCGGCCCCGCCGGGCTGGGCGGGAGCCGCCCGGGTCTAGCTGTCCTCGGCCAGCAGGGCCAGCACCAGGCCGGTCACGCGGGCGCTTTCCTCGGCGGCCTCATCGTCGTTGTCCTGGCGCACCTGGGGGTCCTGGCGGGCATCGATGGCATCGGTGATGATCTGGTCCATCACCGGCACCGGCAGGCCGTCCGCCTCGGCCTTGCCCGCGTCGTCCAGCAGGTCGGCGGCCTGCGCCTGGTCGAGGGTGAGCGCGATCCGCTCAAACTCCAGCCACCCCTCGTCTAGGTAGTGGTGGTTGGCGGCCCACGCCTTGCTGTCCTCGGCGCTGGTCTCTGCGATCATCAGCCCGTGCGGGTCGTAGTCGCTGATGCGCAGCACCAGCGTGGGCACCAGGCGGTCGGCGGCGCGTTCCGCGAAGGCCCGCTTGCCTTTCAACCCGTCAAACCCGCCCCCGGAGTACACCGGCACGCCGTAGGGGCCAGCTATGCGGGCGCAGCGGCCCATCAGCCCGGCGGCCTCCACCACCAGTTCCAAGAAAACGGCCTGGCCGCGCTGGGGGCTGTAGGTGATGCGCGGGGCGCGCACCTGGTCGGCCAGGTACTCCGCCTCGGTCTCGGCGGTCTCCTCGTTGTAATACGGCACGTCGGGGCGTGGTGCCCGGGTGTCCTCAATCCACCCCTCGGGCACGATCCCCGCACGGCGCAAATTGGCCAGCATTTCCTGCACGTGCACCGGGGCGGTCTCGGTGGGGTCCACCCGGCGGCGCTTGCCCGCCGAGCCGGGCACGGGTTCCATGCGGGGCTGCTTCACGTAGGTCAGGCCGTGGCCCATGCCGTGGGGGCGCAGGTCGTAAAACAGGCCCCGGGGGCTACGCGGCAGCGTGTCCTCCCGCTGGTGCTGTTGCAGGCGCTCCAAGATGTCCAGCATCAGCATGCGGCCCACGGTGGTGCTGGGCCGCCAATCGCCGGGCATTGGCCCCTTCGGGCGTACGGGCATGGTGTTCTCCTCCCTAGTCGGCCAGCAGCCACGGCGGCAGCCCATGAGCCAGGCGCGCGGCTGGGGTCTGCTCGACCGCGAGGGCCAGGCCATCGCAGCGGTCCGCTGCGGCGCGCAGCCTGGCCCGGTAGTCGGCGTGCTGCGGGCCAGCGTTGGCGTGCGACTTGGCCAGGCGGCGGCTGGCGGCGGCCTGATTGACCAGGGCGGCGTAGACGGTTTCCTTGATCACGGCAGGGGTCACGTGCGCTCCTCTCCAAGGGCCAGGCGGGCTGCCTGCCCGGTTGGGTGCGCGGCCGGTGGTGGCCCGTGCACCCTCGGGGCCTACAGGGCCTCCAACTCCTCCGGGTCGAAACCCACCGGCTCGGGCTGGGCGTAGGTGCGGCCTGCGGCCAGGTCTTCGGCGTGGTCAGCGGCCTGCGCGTCCATGTACACCCATACCGTGCCGGTGAAGTCGGGGGCACCGGGCTGGGCCATCATGGCCACCAGCGCGGGGGTTGCCGCCACGACGGTGCCATACTCGCCGTCCAAGATGCCGTACCTGGTGTCCGTCACGCGCACCCGGGTGCCGGGCTCGTGGCTGCTGTGCTCGCTCATTGGGCGCTCCTCTCCAAGGCCCGACAGTACACCAGTGTGCGGGGCGCGGGAAGGGGTTTGCCCAACCTGCGCCCCGCGCCCTTGGCCGCTGCACGCCCGGAAGGGGCCGGGCCTGCACCCTTCCCTATCCAGGTTCGGCGGCGTTGGTGCGAGCCTCGCCGGTGGCCGCACCTTCCGGTCGGCCGTATGCCAGGAAGTCACAGTGGTTCTCAGCGGCGGTGATAAGTAGCTGGCGCATGGTGGTGTCCCGCTCGGCGGCGTACATGCGCAGCTTGCGCCGCAGGTCGCTGGGGAACTTCTCAACGGTCAATGCCCGATCAGTGGCCATCGGCAGTGTGCTCCTCTCCGTAGGTGGCCTGGTGCAGCACCGACCCCGGCCACGCCTTGAATCCGTACTCGTCATCAAGCAGGTAGAACCCCTGCCCGTAGGGGCCGGCCTCGTACCACACCCACACCTGCGCCGGCTCAGCAGTGTGCCGGCTGATCGTCCACCCGTTGGCGTTGGCGCGTGCCCAGTTGCCTTCGATCCATCCGTGGCCCCCGGTGGTGCCCGAGCCGCACACACTGATGCGGTTAGAGGGCCGGTCGTCGCGGTGGCGGTGGTTGCGGTGGTGCACGGTTTGCGCGCGGTCGCCGTGCACCACGCACCGGCCGCCGTCCCGGGCGTGGATGGGGTTTCCGTCATCGCCGGTCACCGGTAAACCCTCCGGTCACCGGTAGCGGTCTCGCCGGACGGCCGGTCGGTGATAACCACCATGCGCCGCCGCTTGTGGTGGCGGGTCAGGTACTCGCGGACCACCACCAAGGCGGCGCATGCGTGTGGCAGGTATTCCCCGCACGCCGCGCACGTCCGGGTCGGGCGCGCTGCCCAGGTGGCGGCCTTAGCCATGGCCGGTGACCGGCACCGGGGTGAAGCCGGCCGGGTAGCAGGCCCGGCTGACCCGGTGCTTGTGGCCCTGGCCGCTGGGGCACACAACACCAGCCGTACACCAGGCGTCGGTAGCGGCCTGTTGCGCCCCGGCGCTGGTGATGGCCGCCCAAATGGCCTGCTCGTCCACGTCCGCCTGGTCGGCATGGACGGAGCCCAGGTGCACGACGTGGCCGAGCATGGCCCACTTGTGCAGGTGGTATTGCAGCGTCCTGGAGGGGAAGTCCTCATCCGTGTCAAACATCACCGGGGTGGGGCTTGGCGTGGTCACCACGCGCCCAGCCATGGGGCCATCCACCATCAGCCAGCCGTTCACTGGGGCTCACCACCCGCCGGGGGGGCCTGCGCGGCGGCGATGATGGCCTCAGCCGCACCGGCCAGGGCGGCCAGCCGCTCGTGCGGGTCCTGCTTGGCGGCATCGGCCAGAATGGCATCCAACCGCCCGGCCACCCGCTCGGCCTGCTCGGCGTCCAAGGCGGTGGCGTTGGCCACCAGGCCCAGCGGGTCCGTGTCGGCGTGGCGCAGCAGCATGGACACCACCAGGCGGCGTGCCTCCATATCCGCCTTGGCCTTGCCACCGTAACCGGCCTGCCGGAACGCGGCCTGGATGGAGCGCAGCGCGTTGGCACGGCGCACGTCCTCAGGATCCGCGCCGACACCCTGGCCGCCCTGCGCCTGCTGGCCGCCGGGCGTGCCCTGCGCCGCGTCCCGCTCGGCCTGCGCCAGTGTGGCCGCCGCGCTGGTGCCCGCACCGCCGCCATCGGGGAACGCTTCCTCGCGGGTGGTCTCCCCGCGCTGGATCGAGCGGTATGCCACCGTCAAGCCGGCCAGGTCCACCGTGCCCCACGTGGCGAACGGCAGGCCCACCCGGGCCTCCAGCATCTGCTGGGTGACGCCAACGGCGGCGAACTTGGCCACCGCGTCCTTGCGCCGCGCCGGCAGCGTGTCCGGGTCACCAGCCAGCGTCTTGTAGCACAGGGCCTTGGCCATTTCCACGAACCAGGCGGGCAGGATCCGCTCGATCATGGCCCGCTCGCGGCGGCTGGCCAGGTTGGCATTGTTCTCGTAGATGTCCCGGTCGCTGTCCAGGTCGGCCTGGCCGCCCTTGCGTTCGCTGCGGTCACGCACGTGGCGCACCAGGAACGTGGTGGACATGCGGGTGTTGGTTTCCATGTCCCACGCCCATGACTGCATTTCGCTGCTGCCCGGCTCGGTGGCGCTGGGCGCGTGGCGCTGTAGCTCGATGATCCCTGATTGGGCGTTGCCCCAGCAGCGCAGCAGTTCACGGGCCAGTTGCACGGTGATGCCGGTGACCCGCTGGTTGCCCCGGGGGAACTCGTAGAACGCCTGGTCGGCCATGAACGGCTGCTCGCAGGAGCGGCGCATTTCCTGCTGGGCGGCCACCTGGTTGCGGCGGTGCGCCTTGGCGGTGACCACCATCGCCTGCACCTCTGCGATGGCGGCGGCCATCTGCACCCGGGTGGCCTGGGTGTAACCATCCGGCGGCCCCATGATCGGGGCCATGGCCACCTGCTGCGGCCTGCCGTTGGGCTCCTCGTGCCCGGCCACCTCAGCCGGGTGCGGTGCCTGGTCTGCCTGGTCTGCTGACATGTGGTGCTCCTCTCCTACCTGGCCCACCGGGGCCAATCCAGCGTGGTTATGGCCTGGCCGGGCTGGTACCCCGGCCACTCACCAGCCTCAACGCACCGCGCATATTCGCGCCGCGCGCGGGCTATGTCCGCCTGGGCGGCCTCAATGGCCTCCCACGGCAGTTCGTAGATGCCCACCAGGTACGGGGGCTCTTTCTCCTGGGCGACGAACAAGAACCGTGGGTCCGCATCGCCCAGGGTGTGGGTGACACCCTGGGCGTACCACACGCCTTGCCAGTGGTAGCGGTAGTTGGCCGCAGCCTTGGCGAACCCCTCCGGGTCGGCGTGCGCCGCCGACTTGAAATCGGTGATCACCACCCGCCCGGCCAGCTTCACCGCATCGAACCGGGCGCGCAGCATGATGCCGGTGTCCGGGTCCTCCCAGAAGAAACTGTGCTCGGCCAGCACGTCCTCAGCCGACAGCAGCAACGCGGCGGTGGGGTGGGTGCGGATAGCTGCGGCCATGGCCACAATCCGCTCCCGCTGCTCAGGCTTGATCGGCACCTTGCCGACGTCGCGCTGCTCGGCGGCCCACTCCTGGGCGGCCTTGGTCTTGTAATCGGCCCACGGGGACACCACGTAGGGCCAGCCTGCGCCAAGCACCTCACGGTGCGCGGCGGTGCCGAACTCCATTGCGCTGGTAGGCGGCCGGGGTGTTTTGCGTGACCACTGATACAGCGCCGGGCAGCCCGGTGGCAGCAGCAGCTTGGCCCCCGAGCACGACAGGGAGCCCCCGGGCCACGGGTCGGCGTGGTAGTCGGCCTCAGCCAGGTCCGGGTACACCCCTGGCTTACTCAGGATCGCTGGCATGGCCGCCTTCTGGTGTGCCGCTGGTGAGCGTGTGGGCGACCACGGACAGGCCGCCTGGGCCGCTGGGGTATGTCACGGTACCGGCCCCCAGCGGGCCAACAATGTAATCGACTGGCTTCTTGGCCGACTGGGCGCGGCGCACCGCCACGGTGTGCTGGTCACCATTCACACTGGGCACCGCCACGGTGCGGGGCCACCGCCACTGGTTGCGGATCAGCAGGTACACCGGGTCACGCGGTGACGGCCACGCGGGTAGCACATTGCCATGCGGGCAGGCGGGCACCAGCAGCGACGCCAGGCCCTGGCCGCGTAGCTCCAGCGCGGTGTGCAGCTTCAGCGGCTCAGGCATCGGGGGCCGCCTCCGCGCCGAACCAGGCAGGCAGTACCACCAGCCGGCCCGCGCGGGACTCCAGCACCACCACCGGGCCGCTGTGGTAGCCCACCAGGTGGCCGGTCCAGGTGAACCCGGTGGGGCTGGTCACCCGCACCCGCTGCCCCCACAGCGCGTCCACGACGGTTGGCACCGCCTGGGGGTCGTGGTCAGGCATTGCTGCCCACCTCCCGCAGGCACATGTTGCACACTGGCAGCCGCGCGGCCACCGCCTGCTGCTTCTCACCGGCCCAGCCCAGCCACCCATCCTCGGGGGGCTCGGCCCCGCACTGGGCGTTGGCACCAGCCAGCCGCAGCGCCAGGTGGCCCATGCGCGCCCCGGGCTGGTACACCCGGGTGATGTCGGGCAGCGGCGGCCCCTGGTGCATGGGGTTGTCGTTGGTGCAGTACCCGACGACGTGGGCCAGAGCGTGCAGCCGGGCCGGGGTGTCGTGCTGGCATTGGCGGGCGGCCACCCGCTGCCAGGAGCAGCCGCAGCCGAACACCACAGTGCACCGCCGGCAGCCCTGGCCGCGCATGAAGGCATGCGTGGCGTCGTCCACCGGCAGGTACTGCACCGCCCAGCCCTTCACGCCCAACCACGAGTACAGGGTGTGCAGTTGGGTCACCGTGGCCTCCAGGGTGCCCCGGTTGGCCAGGCTGCCCACATGCCCGTCGTCGTGGACCATGGACAGCACAATCTCCCGGCCCAGCGCGTCGCGGCGCATCGTGCCGGCCATCACAACTCCTCCACCCGGTAGGGCCGACCGCTGGCACCGTAGGCCACCCAGTAGCCGCCGCTGGTGCGCTTGGCGTCCTCGGGCACTTCCATCAGCGTGTCGGGACAGTGGGCTGTGCGGCGCGGCTGCGGCGCTGGCATGGGGGCTGGCGGCGGCGGGGACGCCATGCTGGGCAGCGCGCGCACGGTGCGGCGGCGGCTGGGCTGGTAGTAGAACGTGCCAGCGCGCTGGTGGCCGGTGCGGGTTAGCTCGGTGCCATAACGGGCCATGCGGCCCAAGATCGTGGACACCAGGCCCACCGGCAGCCCGGTGGCCTCGGCCACCTCGGGCACGGTCACCGCACCTGGGCCGGTAGCGGCCAGGTGGTTTTCTATAACCGGCTGGGCGTTCTTGTTCGGTCCTCGCCCCGGTTCGGGCACACTGTTCATGCGCTGCTCCTCTCCACAAGGCGGCCACCGGGGGTACCCCCGGGGCCTGCGGTGTCGAGTATGGCATGGGCTACCCACATTCTCAGCCAGCCGTACGACAGAACCCCAGGTCGCACCGCCCGCCACGGCGGCAGGTACCTTGTAAGAGTCAGCGCAGCGAAGGTTGAGGGCGGCGAGCCCTCCCGCCCCAGTTGCAACGCTCCTCTCCAAGAAGCGACTGACGCCCCCGAGCCCCGGTCTCATACACCGGGGCTCCTGGGTTTACAGGGTGCTGTGTGGTGCACCCTTGGGGCATGAGAACACTACGCACCGCCGCCGCGCTGCTCGCTGTTGCACTGCTCGCCGCCTGCGCCACCACCACCGCCACGGCCCCACGTGGTGATCATGGCAACGTGGAGGCCACCGCCCCCGGCCCGGCTACCGCACCACACTGCGGCGTCGAACGGTGGGCGGTGAAAACGGGCACCGACCCCGGCGCGGCCAGTGTTGACCTGGCGCACGTGGTGCCAACGACGGTCACCACCCTGGCTGGCTTGCCGGTGCCGCCGGGCATCGACCAGAACCCCGACCAGCGGGCCGCCCCGGCCGAAACCACCGTGTACCAGGTGCACGCGATCTTGGTCGAGTACAAGCAGGAAGGCGACAATGACTGGCACCTGGTGATCCGCGACGATCAGGGCAGCACAATGATTGCCGAGATCCCCGCGCCGGCGTGCGTTGGCCCCGGGTCGCCGTTCGCCACGCTGATCGCCCAGGCGCGGGCCGCGTTCGCCGCGCAGTACGCGCCGGGGGATTACTGGCAGCCCGCCGGGGTGCCGGTGGTCCTCACTGGGGTGGGGTTCTTCGACCGGCTGCACGGCCAAACCGGTGTCGCGCCGAACGGCATCGAGTTGCACCCGGTGCTGGGCGTTGTCCTCGGCGGTGGCCCGCAGCCCACCGCGTCACCCAGCCCAGCGCCGACCGGCCCGCAGCCCAGCCCGTCACCATCGGGATGCCGCCGGCACCTCCGGGGCTCGTGCAAGCCCACCGGCATCCCCTAGACGAGGGGAAGCCCCCGGGGCCACCTAGCTGGTGGCCCCGGGGGCCAGGCCGCCCGGGAGCGGTTGTTTACCGGGTGGCCTTCGGCGGGGTGGAGGCCCCCGATGAGGGGGGGTAGGCGGCCCGATCAATGCCGCCCTGGCCCCGCCGCCGTTTAGGGCACTGCCTCGTCGTAGCGGACGGTGGCCCACACGGTCAGGCAGTTGGCGCAGTGCAGGCACACCTCCGCCTGCTGGCCACGCAGCCCCGGCTCGGCGTAGGGGCCGCGCAGCCCCGGCACCGGGCGGGCGCAGCACCTGGGCAGCCGCAGCACCTGCCCGCTGTCCAGGGTCAGCCGGGTAGTGGGCCAATGCTCGTGGCCTTCGGGGCGGTCCAAGCTGGTGGCCCCCGCACGTACCCACACGGGGGCCATGCCGTCTCCTACCCGCTCGGGATCGGGGCTAGCCATCGGCCAGCAGGCCCAGCCGGGTGGCTGCCGCCCGCTCGGCGGGGGTCAGGGTGATCTGGTCGGTAACCCGGGGAAGTACCAATCGCAGATCACCCACCAGGCCCGTCATGTCCACGGCTGCCTGGTCATCAGGTAGCGGGCCATCCACTACGCGGGCGGCTTCCTTTGGCAGGTCGCGCACCGCCTGGGCCAGCGCCAGCACGGCGTACGCGGTGGCCACCTGGGCCTGCACGGCGGGCACCTGCTGGGCGGGCACCACGCCAGGTATGTCCTGCTCGGCCCGTTCGGCCAAGGTGCCAGCCATGGCCATCAGGCCCTCCGCCCCGTACCCGGCGGCCTTGCTCGGGTAAGTCTCGGTGGCCCCAAACTGCTCAGTCGGGATACCAGGGCACTCCCAGGTGTCGGGGCTACCGCCGCCCCAAGCGGGGCCACTGTCGCCCCATACATGCGGCGCGTGGGGGGCCTTGCTAGTGCAAGGTGCGTGCATCATTCGCTCCTCTCCGTCACCCGCACGACGCGGGTAAGTTCATCCGGTACCGCCGACGCCTGGATGGGCACCCCGCCATCGGTGAAGTGCACCCAGGCCCGGCCGTTCTCCATGTGCACGATGATGCCAGGCCGCCAGTCCAGCACCACCCGCTGCGCCTGGCGCATGTCCTTGGCCCTCACCGGGCACCGGCCGCCAGCACCGGGGTGCCCTGAGCGTATGCCTCGGCACCGTCACCCAGCATGGCCACCAGCAGCAAGGCCACCAGCTTGGCGGTGCGGTCAGCCGCCGCGTCCCCCTCGTCCATCTGGGCGCAGATCGACGCCGCGAACGCCTCAACCCGGGCCACCCGCACGGGGTCGCCCGACTCGTAGTCCTCCTGGGGCGTGGGCATGTGGTTGCTCCTCTCCAAGGCTGGGGCTGATGCTACGCCTGGGCGGGGGCACCGGCCTGGCGGGCGGCCACACGGCTGCGCGCCGGGCTGGCCGGCCCCCACCGCTTGTTCACGGCCTGCTTGCTGGTGCCGGTACCAGAGGCCACCAGCGTGCCGCCCACCTGGTCCATCAGGGCCACAGCGGTGTCGTCCACCAGGTCCGCCAGCAGCGCCTGCACCTGGAGCAGCATGGCCAGGCCGTTCTCCGGGTCTTCCTCGGCGCAACGGCGGGCGGTGCTGCGGATCATGCGGCCCAGGAACTTGGCCTGCTCAGCCGGCTCGCGCTTGCGAAGCTGCGCGGCGGTCATTTCGGGCTTGGCCTGGGGGGTGCGGGTGGGGCTCATTGGGTGCTCCTCTCCACTACCCAAGGTACACGGGTGTGCGGGGTAAACCAAGGGTTTACCGGAGATTTATGGCACCAATTCAACCTGGGGCGGCCAGGTAATGGGGGTGGCAAGGCGTACAGTCAGACCCCAGACATGGCTGGGGGCCGGTCCTGTAGCCCAGGGAACCGGCCCCACAAAATGCAAGCCACTTCGGAGGCGCTGCATAACACCCGTGAAGGAGGCACTGCATGCACAGACTACACCGCTCGGCCGACAGTGGCTGGGCCGTGCCCCGCACAGCCCTGCGGGAGGCGTGATGTGGGCCAATGTTGATGACGCATTCTGGGCGCACCGTAAGGTGCTGGCCCTGATGGAGCACCCGGACGGGCTGGCCGCCATCGGGCTGTGGACCCTGGCCCTGGGATGGGCGCGGCACCAGGAGGCCAACGGCAGCCACGGCACACCAGGGCAGGTGCCAAGCGCCATGGTGTACCGCCTAGCTGGCGAGCAAGGCCCCCACCTGGCTGCGCTGCTGGTGCAGCAGGCGCGGCCACCCGGTTACGACCATGGCCTATGGGACGAATGCCCAGCCGGTGGCTGGCTGTTCCACGACTTCGCCTTCTGGCAGCAGCTAGAGCAGTGGCAGGCCAAGCGGGACCAGGCCAAGCGGGCGGCCCGTAAGCGGTGGGGACAGGATGGGCCGGGGCTGTTCGATGCGGGCGCAGATGCCTCCGCAGATGCGGGCGCAGATGCGGATGCATCACCAGACGCACATGCGGGCGCAGATGCGGACGCAATGCCCACTACACCCCACCCCAATACAAGGGAAGCTAACGCTTCCCTAGATGCCCACCTGGCAACTGCGTCCTTCGACGCCTTCTGGGGTGCATACCCCCGGAAGGTCGGTAAGCGGAAGGCCCAGCAGGAGTGGGAGCTTGCGCTACGGCAGCGGCGGGCTACCCCCGAGGTCATCGTGGCGGGGGCTATGCGGTACCGGGACGACCCGCACCGGGTGGCGCAGTACACCAAGCACCCGTCCACCTGGTTGCATCAGGATTGCTGGGGTGATGACCCCATGCCCTCACGGGGCGGCCGGGGCCGCAGCGGCGATGAGGAGTTCACGGATGGCCTGCGCAGGGCAGCCGAGCTTCAGCAACAGGAGAGGGGCACCAGGTGAGCGCAGATTTCGAGCTTTCCCCCGAGGACGCGGCAGCACCGATCACCCGGGCGGGGTGCGTGCTGCTGCTGACGCTGGCGCGGGCTGCTGACCGGCGGGTGGATGCGGGTGACGCGGCGGCGTTTATGTGGCACATGCTGCTGGGCGCTGACGGTCAGGGCGCAGCGGTCAGGGCGGGGGATGCGATGGCGGCCATGGTGGCGCACTACCAGCAGCCGGATGCCAGGCCGGTGATGCCAGGTGACATCATCGGCGCGGTGGAGGAGTGGTCGGTGCAGTGGGTGCAGGGGAACCGGGCGGGGCTGCGGCCACCTGGGTGGCCCGAGGCGGCCGAGGAGTTGATCAGCGGCCCAGAGTTGGCGCGGCGGTCAGGGCTGCCGCTGGCGCAGCCGTTGCGCGCGCTGCCCGGTGGTGCGTCATGACCGCCACGGCGGAGGGCAACGGGCACGCCCCGTGGGCGGTGGACCGGCCCGCGCCAGCGCAGGCCATACCGGCGGAGCGTGCGGTGTTGGGGGCCATGCTGTCATCGCCGCTGGCGGTGGAGGCCGCCGGGGCGGCGCTAATCCCGGGGGACTTCCACCGGCCCGCGCACCAGGTGATCTACCAGGCGATGATCGTCATGCACGCCATGGGCGTGCCCATCGACGCCATCACCGTGCGGGAGCACATCGACACCGACATGGGCGAGATCAAGGCCCTTGGCGGGCACCAGGCCGCTGCGGCGTACCTGGTGGACTTGTGGACCAGCACCGAGGCACGCGGCGCGGAGCAGGTGCCGCACCACGCCAGGATCATCCGCGAGCGCGGCGCGCGGCGGCTGGGCGTGGAGGCCCTGGACCGGGCGTACCAGATGCTGGCGGAAGGCGACGGCAACGCCACCGAACTGCTGGCCCGGTGTTCGGCGGAGTTGGATGTGGCGCTGCGCCGCGCCACCGAAGACGTGGACCCGATGGGCGCGCAGATGACCGGGCGGGCGTTCGTCACCCGCCACCGGGTGCACCGCCGGCCGCTGATACCCGGCCTGCTGCACGCCTTGGACCGGCTGGTGCTGATCGGCGGCGAAGGCGGCGGCAAGTCCACGCTGCGCGACCAGTTCGCCTGCTGCGCGGTGGCCGGGGTGCACCCGTTCCTGGGCACGGCCACACCCCCGCTGCGGGTGCTGATCGTAGACCTGGAAAACCCGGCGGACCTGCTGCAAGACCGGCTGGAGCACCTGATGGACCTTGGCGGCCAGCACCCCGGCTGGTCGGATGAGGCGCTGCGGGTGTGGTCGCACCCGGCGGGGCTGAACTTCCGCGACCCGGCGGACGTGCACCGGCTGGCGGTCAACATCCGCCAGGCGGCCCCGCACCTGGTGATGGCCGGGCCGATCAAGAAAATGTACCGGGACACCGGGGAGACCGCCGATCATGGGCTGGTCACTGAGGTGTGGGATCAGTTGCGGCTGCGGCTGGGCTGCGCGCTGGTGCTGGAGCACCATGCGCCGATGGGGAACATTCGCCGGCCGTGGCGGCCCGCCGGATCGGGTATCTGGTCAAGCTGGCCTGAGTCGGGCATCGCGCTGACCCCCGGCGGTAAGGACGACCCGGCGGGGGCGCTGCGGGTGAAGTCGTTCCGGGGGCACCGCCGACCGGGGATCATGTGGCCTGAGAAGCTGCACCGGTCGGTGACCAGCGCCACGTGGCCGTGGGAGGGCCGGTACCCGCAAGGCACCCTCACCGACCCGCAGGGGGCGTGATGATTGTCGGTGGCCTGGACCAGTCGCTGCGGTCCTTCGGCCTGGCCAAGGCCCACACCGGCACGCGGCAGATCATCACCCGCTGCCTGCGGACCACGGTCACCGGCCACCCCCGGCTGGAAATGCTGGTACGCCACGCCCTGGGGTGGTGCGGCGCACCTGACCGGTGCGACCTGGTGGTGATGGAGGGCCTGGCCATGGGCGCGCAGGGCAACAGCCTGCTGGACCTGGCCGGGCTGCAAACGATGATCCGCCACGAGCTATGGCGCGCCGGCATCCCCTACGCCATGATCGGCCCCACCTCGCTGAAGCTGTACGCCACCGGCCACGGCCACGCGGACAAGGCGGCGATGATGGCGGCGGCGTACCGGCTGCTGCCGCAGGTGACGACCCGCACCCACGATGAGGCCGATGCGGTGTGGCTGGCTGAGGCGGGCTGCCGGCACTACGGGCACCCGCTGTGTGAGCTACCCGAGCGGCAGGCCGGGGTTCTGACCGCGTTGCGCGCCAAGGGCCGCCACAAGGGCAAGCCAATGATCACCTGGCCCGCGCTGGGCGTGGCCGAACCGGTGCAAGGCGCACTGGACGGCCTGGCGGTGCCCCGTGGGTGAGCTTGGGTGGGGCCGCTGCCCCATGTCCCACCAGGCCCCGGTGCCCGGGTACGTCGTGGCGTTCTCGGTAGGCGCGAGGTTTACCGAAGGGCTGGCGGTGCGGCTGGGCATCCACCCCGCCGAGCACGTGCACGGGGAACCGTGCATCGGCAGCCACCAGCCCGCCCCGCCGCTGCCGCTGTCCCCGCCCACAGCAGCCCTTGGGCTGGCCCTCCAGCGGGCCGTCACGGAGCCCGCGCAAGCCCCGTTGTTTGACCTGCCCGCCACGTAGGGTGGCGGGCGTACCCACAAAGGAGGCGCAGCAATGCCAAGACCGGACTACACGCTGTCGGGCAACGTGCCCGAGGTGCACGGCCTGGGCGCGGGCCGCAAGCGCTGGCTGGAGGAGCCCCGCGAGGAGCAGTGGGTGATCTGCCGCGTGGTCAACCTGGCCACCACCACCCACCACCCGCAAGACGAGGACGATAAGCGCACCATGGTGCTGGCAGCCACCAGCATGGATGTGGTGCGCATCCCCGACGACATCACCACCATCCACGAGTTGGTGTCGCGGGCCAGGGCCGACCGCCCCGGCCAAGGCACCCTCGAAGACGCAGCCGCCGCCACGGGGCAAGAAGGGACTGGTAGCTGATGGCCACCCGCAGCGCCGAACTGGCCGCCGAGGTGGCGGCCATGGACCGCATCGAACGCGCCATGGCCGCCTTGAGCGACTTGCCCGATGCGGCGCAAGCCCGGGTGCGCAGGTGGGTCAGTGAGACCTACCCCAGCCCCGATGGCCTGCTGGCCGCCACCAACGGCGGTCCCGGCCGCCCCGTCGCGGATGCGCCGCAAGCATGACCGGCTGGAGCACCTACCACGAGGTAATCCCCGAGCAGGTGGTCCCGGGCAAGCGGCTGGGCCGCCACATCCTGCGCGACACCCGCGCCCTGGCCTACCCCCACCCGCCGCTGGCCTACGGCCGCGTGCTGTCAGACGCGCTGCACACCCGCTACATCCCCATCCTCGACCAGGGCAACACGGGTTCCTGCACCGGCAACGCCGAGACCGGGGCGCTGGGTACCACCCCGGTGTACGACGCCTTGCCCCCCGGGCACCCGGTGCTCAATGAGGCGTTCGCCCGCGACACCATCTACCACCTGGCCACCACCTTGGATGGCTACCCCGGCACCTTCCCGCCCGATGACACCGGCAGCGACGGGCAGTCAGCGGCCAAGGCGGCGCAGAAGCTGGGCCTGCTGTCCGGGTACACCTGGGCCGCCACGGTGCAACTGATCGCCGTCGCGCTGCAAGACGGCCCGGTGTGCATCGGCATCAACTGGTACGACTCCATGGACAGCCCTGGTGCGGGCGGCCTGATCACCATCAGCCCCGGTGCGCAGGTGCGCGGCGGCCACGAGTTGGTGCTGCGCGGCGTCATGGTGCTCGGCAGGCTGTTCCGGGGCGACAACTCCTGGGGGGCCTGGGGCGACAAGGGCTCGTTCGACATCGGCTGGGATGACATGGCCCGCCTGCTGGCCGAAGGCGGCGACGCCACCGTGCCTGTCCCGCTGACCCAGCCCGCCCCGGTGCCGGTGCCGCCGCTGCCCGCCCCGGTGGACGACGACGCCGCCGACACCTTGTTCGCCACGGTGCTGCTGCGCCAGAACGCCGCCGGGCAGGCGTGGGTCCACCAGCGCCACGACGGCTACGCCACCAACGTGGCCCGCCACGGCGCTGAGTGGCTGCTGGCCCGGGGCTTCACCCCAGCCGGCAGGTAGGCAACTGTCGGCACCGCGCGCAACGATGTACCCGGTGGGGCTGGACAAAATGGCAGACCCACCGGGTACACTCGTGTACGGGGCAAGCGGAAAGGCCGCCAAGGCCCCGCACGGAGAGGAGCACCACGTGAGCGCAATCGAGACCACCGCCCGCAACGCCGACATGCAAACCATCCTCGGCATCCTGAACAACCAGCGGGCACGCCGCCTCGACGTAGTGGCCAACTCAGCCGCCATCCACGCCGTGGATGGCAACCTGGTTGTGGCCGACGCCATGGTGGGCATGAGCCTTGAGGGCGGCGTCGGCCGCCAGGACGGCACCTTCCAGCCCACCGCGATCTGCGATGAGAAGCTGGCCGCCCGCCTCGACATCCCCACCGCCTACCTCAAGAAGCTTCGCGGCTCGGGCCGCACCGACTTGTGGGATGCCAACGTGAACGGGCTGCTGCACGGCGGCGGCGACGTCATCGTGACCGACGACGGGCCGACCCTCCAGCACGCCGCTGACCCCCGCAAGCACCTGCTGCGCCTGCTGGCCGGCGACCCCGGCGAAATGGGCGTGGCCCGCGCGGTGATGAGCCAGCGGTACCGGTTCATCGAGACCCTGGACTGGGCGCTGGCCGTGCTGGCCGGTATCAACGACAGCGGGGCCACCCCGCTGCCGCCCATCTGCGACTTGTCGGACCGCCGGTTCTACATGCGCATCGAAATGCCCGAGATCGCCATGCTGGCCCCCAAGCTGCTGGACGGGTACCGCAACCCCTTCGGCGGCCAGCAGGCCCGTGAGCGCGCCGGGCTGGGTGACAACGCCCTGCGCATGCAGGAGCGGCACGGGCAGTGGACGGTGGCTGAGGCGCTGGCCGCCGCGCAGGCCGAGGGCATGGGTTACAAGCCCGGTGAGGAGCCGGTGGTGTGGGCCGGCATTGTGGCCTCCAACTCCGAGACCGGCGACGGCTCGGCCTCCATCGCCCCCCAGATCCGCGTCAAGGTGTGCCGCAACGGGCTCACCATCGACGCGGCGGCTGACCGCAAGATCCACCTGGGCGGCGCGCTGGCCGAGGGCCAGGTCGAGTGGTCGCAGGAGACCGCCGAGGCCGAGTTGGCCCTGGTGACCGCGCAGGTCCGCGACGCGGTGCGCACCTGGTGCAAGCCCGAATGGCTGGCCGAGAGGGTGGCGGAGATCGAGGCGCTGGCCTCGGCCCCCATCGCCAACCCGCAGGCCACCATCAAGGAGGTGGCCAAGGCCACCGGGTTCACCCAGGCGCAGGCCGATGCGATCCTGGCGTTCTTCATCGACGGCGGGCAGGCCACCGCTGGCGGCCTGGCCAACGCGGCCACCGCGTACGCGCAGACGGTGGCCAGCCCCGAGGTGGCTAACTTCACCGAGCGGCACGCGGTGGAGTTGATGCAGCGCGCGGCCACCCTGGCCCGCCGCTAACAAGGCTGGCGGCCCCGGGCTACGCCTCCTCGGCAGCCCGGGGCCGCCTCTGGCGGTGGCCGCCCAGCACACACCTGGCAGGTGCTGGGCGGCCTCCGTGAGAGGGGAGCAGGCCGTGGGGCAGTTGGAGGACGTTATGGGCGCGCACCCGCTGGATTGGGCGGCGCTGCTCGATGGCCGCGACGTGCGGCAGTGGCTGGTGGCTATGGGCGCGCTGCCCTTCGGCTCGCCGGGGCTGCCGGATTCCATGGTGGCCGCGCTGCTGTCCGTGGTGGCCGCTGGCCTGGTGGGCCTACCCGCCGGCTGGTGCGTGTGGCGCGGCGTCGGCCCCCAGCGGCCCTGGTACGCGCGCAGGCGCCGCACCAGCCCCCCAAGGGTGGTCTGGGGCGGCACACTAGAGCAGGTGGTTCAGCGGGCCGCCGGGTACGGAGAGGAGCCAACCCGATGATTGTGGACAAGGGCCGCCGGTTGTGGGCCGAGGACGTGGCCGCCCTGCTGGGCGTGCTGCCCCGCACGGTGATCTTCTCGGCGTCCAAGACCAAGCGGAAGCCCGCCCGGGAGCGCAGCCTGGTGGACATGCCGCTGCCCGCTGGCCGCAGGCGCAGGCAGGTGGAAACCAACGCGGGGCAGCCGCGCACCGTGGTGTCGCCGTGGTGGCATGAGGCGGACATCCTGGCCTGCCAGGCCGCGCGCCGCGCAGCGGGCACCTTGGCCGTGGACCGCACCCCCGGCGGCCAGTTCATCAAGGCGGCCGGCTGATGGCCGCCGCTGCTGGCGTGCAGCCAGGCGACTGGTTTGTGGTGGACCCGGGCAGCGACCTGTTCGACTGGGTGGAGGCCGCCGAGCGGATGGCCGAGCACCTGACCCACCCCGATGTGCACCAGCGCGAGGGAGAGAAGTGGGGCCACGCCGGGGTAGCCACCCGGTGGGTCGGCGCGGTGCTGCTGTGCGCGGAGGCTGAGCCCGGCGGGGCGGTGGAGCGGCCGTGGCGGTGGGAAGGCCGTCCCCACATGTGGTCCACCCGCACCGGCCTGTCGGTGCCCGCCATGGGGCCAGCCGCGCAGCGGTACACCCAGCCTGGCCCGTGGGGGCCTCACGGGGTGCCCTACAGCTTCCTTGACTACGCGGTCATCGGCGGCCACGCCATGGGCGTGGAAACCGACGAGGTGACCCAGCGGCTGGCCGACTGGCACCACATGATCTGCTCCCAGTTGACCGATCAGGCCGCCCAGGACTGCGGGGTGCACCTGTTCAGCGACGGCCGTCCCCCGGGGCTGGTTACCCCGCTGGACCTGGGCCTGCTGTTGGAGGCCCACGGGGTGCGGCCGTGAAGCTGGTAGACACCCGGCAGGAGCATTACGCCGAAGCGGAGCGGCTGGTCGCCGGCTACACCAACCGGGACCTGCTGGCCGCAGAAGTCGCGGCAGCCATGACGGTGGCCCAGGTGCACGCGGCCCTGGCTGCCGCCCCGGCGGAACTGTTCACCGAGGAGCCCCGTGCCTAGCGTGCACCTGGTAGGCCCCGCCCCCACCGGCTGGGGTGAGGCGTGGTTCACCGAGGACCGCCGGTACCGGTGGAAGCTGCGCCGCTCGTGGCCGCCCGCCCTTGGCGGCGCTGAGCGCGGCGCGGTGTTCGCCATGTGCAACCCTTCCGATGCCAGCCACCGCCGCGACGACGCCACCGTGCGCAGGTGCGCCGGGTACGCCAAGGCGTGGGGCTGCGCCTACTTCGAGGCGGTCAACCTCTCCCCCAAGGTGGCCCACCGGCCCCCGGTGATGCTGGCCGACCTGGCCGCCGCCGGGGACCCGCCGTGGTGGCATGAGGAGAACATGCGCACCATTGTGGCCACCTGCGCTGGCGTGGACGCCCCAGCGCAGCCCCTGGTGGTGCTGGCCTGGGGCGGCATAGCCACCCGCCCCGCCGTGGCCCCGCTGGCCGCCCTGGTGCGCGACAGGCTGGCCCTAGAAGGCATCCCCTGGCACGCCCTCGGCTTCACCAAGGACGGCGAGCCCAAACACCCCTTGTTCCAGCCAGCCGCCGCACCCTTGCTCACGGCAGATGGCCAACCGTGGCCGTTCTAAGCTGGCTGTACCGCGCCGCCCCGGCCACCGCCCGGGGCGGCGCGGCTGATTGACAGGGAGCCCCGGTTGTGACCGTGCCCGCGTTCCGCCTGGCCGAGCAGCGGTACGACGAGGCCATAGAACTGGCCACCATCACCGAGCACCCCGACAACGCCAACGAGGGCGAGGTTGGCGTCATCGAGGAGTCGCTGGGCGAACTGGGGTTCTACGGGGCCATCCTGGTGCAAGAGGCCACCCGGCACATCCTGGTAGGCAACCACCGGTACCGAGAGGCGCTGGCCCTAGGGGCCACCCACCTGCCCGGCTTCTGGTACACCGGCCCCGACGAGCAGGCCCGCAAGATCATGGCCGTGGACAACCGGTCCACCCGCCTGGGTAAGGACAACCGGGCCAAGCTGCTGGCCTTGCTGCGGCCCTTGGGCACCTTGGCAGGCACCGGGTACCGCGAGCGGGACATGCTGGCGCTGCTGCGCGGCCAGGCCCCCGGCAGCGACGGCGCGCCCAGCTTGGCCGACCGGTTCATGGTGCCCCCGTTCGACGTGCTGGACGCCCGCTCCGGGTGGTGGCGGGCACGCAAAGCCCAATGGCTGGCCACCGGCATTCAATCCGAACTGGGCCGGCTGGGGGGGCTCGCGTACAAAGATCTGCGGCAGAGTCCTGCACCAGGCAAAGCGATGACGCACGCCCGCGCCGACCCTCGCTACTACGACCTGAAGGCCGCCGCCGAGGTGCGCGCCGGGCGCAAGCTGACCACTGAGGAGTTCGGTGCCGACTGGTACGAGGCCCCCACCGAGGGTCATGCCACCGGCACCAGCATCTTCGACCCGGTGTTGTGCGAGTTGGCGTACCGGTGGTGGTGCCCGCCTGGTGGCCAGGTGGTAGACCCGTTCGCTGGCGGCAGCGTGCGCGGCCTGGTAGCCGCCATCTTGGGCCGCGACTACCTGGGGGTGGACCTGTCCGCCGCCCAGGTAGCAGCCAACGAGGCGCAGGCGCAGGCGTTCCTGGTCGCCGGGCTGCTAGCGCAGCGCCCCGACACCACCGCGCTGGGCGTGGCTGGGCTGCGCGCTGCCATGGCCGCCGTGCCGCCGCCCCGGGTGCCCCGCTGGAAGACCGGCGATAGCGCCGAGTACCAGTGGCGGCGCGGCTGGGCCGACCTGCTGTTCACCTGCCCGCCGTATTACGACCTGGAGCGGTACTCCGACGACGAGGCAGACCTGTCGGCCATGGCAGAAGCCGAGTTCGACAAGGCGTACACCGCCATCCTGGGCAACGCCACCACCGCGCTGCGCCGCCACCGGTTCGCCGTCGTAGTGGTGGGCGACGTGCGCACCTCAGACGGCCGCCTGCGGGACCTGCGCGGGCTGACGGTGCGGGCGATGGAACGCGCTGGGCTGACCCTGGCCTCCGGGGCGGTGCTGCTCACCCCCGTGGGCTCGGTGCGGATCGCCGCCGGGCGCGTCATGGACGCTACCCGCACCCTGGGCCGCGTCCACCAGGATGTGCTGGTGTTCGCCAAGGGCGACCGGGGCAAGGCCGCCAAGGCATGCGGCCACGTAGACACCTATGTGCCTGACGCCGTGGCAGAAGCCATGGCGACCGCTGGAGAGGAGCAAAGCAATGGCGTACCCAACCGCACCGGCCCCTGGGACGGCGGCTAGCTACACCACCCACGGTCAGGTGGCCCTGGTCCTGGACCTGTTGCCGGGGGTCGGCAACCCGCGCCTGATGACCCCATGGGAGGCCATGACCCTGGCCACCGCGCTGCGCGCCGCCGCAGCCGCCCACCCCGGGTTCATCCCCTGCACCAGTTGCGGCGCGCCGATGATCTTCGGCTCCACAACGGCGAACAAGCGCAACATGCCCTTGGACCCCGGCGACCACCCCGGGGGAAACCTGGTGGCCTGGTGGCACGACGACCGGCTGTGGGTGCGCGGCCACAAACCCGGCGAGGTGCTGGCCGCCGGGGAGCACCGCGTGGTGTCGCACTACGCCACCTGCACCAAACCCGATGCTCACCGCCGCCGCCCAGCGGCCCGGTAAACACCCGCCCAACACCCCGCCTGGCGTGCTGTCCCGGCGGCACACCCCTGCGCTAATCTGGTGCCCTCATGCGGGGGGTTGATGCCCGGGGCGGGCCGGCCCCCCGCACCCCTCCCCGGCAAGGTGGTGTCCGCCGTGTGCGCTCCTGGCCCCCATGACCCGTCAGACCAAGCTCTGCTAGCCCACGCCCGCCGCGCCAAGGCCCTGGGCATGTGCCCCCAGCTTCACAAGCTGGCCGCCGATGGCACCTGCCCCGAAGGCTGCGCGGTGCCCGACGACGACAACGGCCACGCGGCCACCACCGCCTCCAACACCGGGTCACCCGACAGCCACCCATCCAGCAGCGCGTTTATCGCCTCGGCCCTGTTAGTGCCTTGAAGCCGCGCCTTGGCGGCAGCGGCATCCCACCGCACCTGCGGCACGCGGACGTGTCGGACGGGTGTCGCCATGCCCCCAAGGATGACACGCCCCAGGGCTATTGTGGGTGGACCTGTACCCACAACCTTGGAGGCCGCCGTGGTGCGCAAGCTTGCAGCCGCGTGGGCGTGGCTGGCCACCTGGCACCACCTGCGCCAGGCCGCCACCGTCCTGCTGGGCTGCCTGGCGCTTGGCGCAACCGTGGCCGCATTCGGCCAGTCGTACTGGGCGCTGGTGGAGTGGGCGCGTAACCACCACATCCCCTGGCCCGCCACCTGGCCCCTGCTGGTGGACTCGTTTATGGCCATGGGCGAGGTGCGGCTATTCATCGCCGCCCTGGACGGCAAGCCCCAAGGCTCCCGGTGGGCGCGGTGTGGCGGGTACTGGCGTGGGCGTGGGCGCTGACCGCTGTGGGCCTGGCCGCCAGCCTCGCCGGCAACATCGGCCACGCCGGGTGGCGCATGCCACCGGGCACCCTGGCCACCTTCGCCGTGGCCCCCGTAGCCGCTGCGGCGGCCCTGGGCACAGCGCTGGGCCTGGTGAAGGTGGCAGCCCCCGACACGGCCAAACCGGTAAACCCGGCGGCTACCGCCCAACCCCACCAGGAGGCGCACACCAGTGGTCCGGTGTCCCCGCCTACCGGGGGGGCGCAGAAGGCCGCACAGCGCCGCGCGCCGGCAACTGCCGCCCAGCGGGGCGGCGACGACCCGGCGGCCGTGGCGCAGGCCCGCAAGGCAATCATCAACGCAACATCAAGCGGCGAGGTGCTTACTGACCGTAAGCTCGCCCGAGCAACCGGTGTCACCAGGTACCGCGCGGCCGTGCTGCTGGCCGAGCGCGCCAACGGGCACCGGCCAGGAGAGGAGTAACCATGGCCGCACCGGCCCCCGACCCGCAAGGCCCCGCCTACTCGATTGCCGCCCTGGCCCGCATCCCCGTCCGCGACGGGATGAAGGCCAGCGAGATCGCCTACCTGTGCAACTCCCAGGCCCACACCGCAGAGACCCTGGCCGGGGTGATCGACCAGCAGGCCCATGCCCTCCAAGGGATTATGGCCCGCACCCAAGGCAACATGTGGGACGCCTTCCGGGCGCGGCAGGCCGCCCGCCGCGCCACCCGCCCCATGCGGCAGGCCGCCGACCGGATCCGCGCCGGGGCTGCGTCGTCGCGGGCGTGCTGGCGGGTCACCTCCCAGGTGTTCGCCTCGGTGATGAACCCGACGCCTAAGCGCCAGCGCAAGGGACCGGACTGGACCAAGTAGCCACACCCCCGCTCGGAGGAAACCAGGGATGGCAGCGAAACGCCCCCGCCCGGCCAGCATGGCCGAGCAGACCATGGAGCACGTGGTGGCCCATGAGGCCCGCCGGCTGGTCGTCATGGGCTGGCCGTGGCCGCTGTGGCTGTTGCTGTGGGCCGCCGGGTGGCGGCTGCACCAGGCGTGGCACACCTGGGGGACCGCCTGGATGGTTGTGCTGGCCGGCCTGGCGCTGGCCGGCCTGGCGCTGCACCTGACCCACCACCGCAAGAAGATCACCGGCCGGCTGCTGGCCCCGGTCACCACCCTGGCCGCCGCCGACTGGCTGGCGCTGGCCGAGGTGTACGGGGCGGCCACCCGCACCGAGCTATTCCGGGTGTGGCTCATCGGCGGCGGCACGGTGGCGCTGGGCTGGTCCATGTGGTTGCACATCCACGATGGCGGCGACGAAGCCGGGCACGCCCTGGGCCTGGATGAGGCCAGCACGCATACCAGCGTGCCGGGGCTGCGCGCCTGGGTGACTGAGCGGCTGCCCAACAAGGTAGCCGGGGTGATCCGCCACGCCCCCGGCATCACCACCGCCGAGGTGGTCAAGGCCACCGGGTCGCTGGAGTCGGCGCGGGGCCTGCCGCCGGGCACCTTGCAGGTGACCCAGCACCCGGACAACGCGCAGCTATCCAAGTTCGTCATGACCAATCCCCGGCTGCTGGACAAGCCCGCACTGTGGCCCGGTGCGTCGCGCCCCGGCGGCAGCTTCGCGGCCCCGATCCGGTACGGCCTGTTCACCGATGGCACCACCTGCGAGGTGCCGGCGAACAACTACCACGTGCAGATCATGGGCAAAACCGGGGCGGCGAAAACCACCGGGCCGGGGTACAACGAACTGGCGGAGACGATCACCCGCACCGACGCCGCCGTGCTGGCATGCGACCCGGCGAAGCGGCAGCAGTTCCTTGGCCCCTTGGCCCCCGCCTTGCACGAGTTCGCCACCACCCCCGGCGACACACGCGAGTTGTTCCACGCGGTGCTGTCGGACATGGTGCCGCAGCGCACCGACTACCTGGCCACCCAGGGGCTGACCCAGTGGCAGAAAGGCTGCGGGCTGACCCACTTGACGCTGTGGTGCGAGGAAGCCTCGTGGGTGTTCAACAAGTGCCTGACCGACCGGGACATCGAAAAGTGGGTGGTACCCGGGGTGGTGGCCGCCCGCTCCGCCGCCATCCGGTGCGCGTTCTCCATCCAGCGCGCCGACTTCACCATGATGCCCACCGTCATCCGCGCGCAGATGTGCCGCATCACCTGCGGGTGCGCTGGCAAAGACGACGCCGCCTTCGGCCTGACGGATTACCAGGATGACCACGGCTGCGACCCCGCCCGGTGGGGCAGCGAGAAGCCGGGCATGTTCTACATCGACGTGGACGGGGTGCCCGACACCTACAAGGTGATGGCCGCACGCTCCTACTGGTGGGGGCCAGACTCAACCATGATCGCCCAGCACGCCCGCCAGTGGGCCATCGACGCCGGCCAGCGCCAGCCACTCGACCGGCTGGCCGCCGCAACCCTAGGCGGCATGCACCACACCATGGCCCAAGCGGCCGAAACCAGCGGCCAGCCAGCCGCACCGGCCAAGGCTAGGCCGTCCACCACCCTCACTGGCGGGCAGGCGCAGCAGCCACCCGCAGCCGCAGCAGCGGCCACCCAACAGGAGGGCCAAGCCATGGCCGACTACGAACCAGAAGACCCCGACGAGCCCACCGGGGCCGCCCACGACGATGGCCGGCTGTGGGCCGCCGCCGCCGGGGCCAGCGCTGGCGATTACGCCCCCGGCGACGTGGCCGCCGACCCGGCCGTGGCCGACTTCGCCTTCGGCGACCCAGGCGCTGCCCCGGACAACGTGACCCGCCTGCCCCAAACCCTCGACCAGGCCATCGCCGCGCTGCGCCGCCAAGTCCGCACCTGGTGGACCCAAGGCGCAACCGAGATCACCATGGACATGGTGCTGGGCCTCACCGACGACCCCGACCACGAAAACTACATCGACCGCTCCCGCCCCTGGCTGTACCCGGCGATGGCCGCCTTGGTGGACGACCCGGAAATGCACCTGGAGCAGCACGACGGGCCGCGCAGGTGGACCCGCGCCGCATGACCGAGCACCGGCCGGCGCTCATCGTGGGCAACCCGGCCCCATCGGAACGGCCGCCGCCCACATGTAGCCGCTGCGGCGACCGGCTGGTCTGCATCCGACGCGGGGTATGGCTGTACTGGTATTCCGCCCGGGGCACCCTGATGGCGCTTGAATGCCACGGGGCCGCCGAACCCGCCCGCGCAGGCGCACGCGGGTGCACCTGACAAGATCACCTAGCGGGTGCCCGCTCGCGCGCATCTGTCAGGCTGTGCGCGGGCGGGGGCTGGGGGAGGGGTTCTCTCCCAGGCCACGCGGTTGTCAGATGGCCTGACAAGATCGTCTGACAGTCCCCTGACGTAGCCTTCTGACAAGGCGCTGACAACCGGGAGGAGGCCAAGGTGGCTAAGCCTTTGAAGGAGCGGAAGCCGGCCCACGTGTGGGCCTGGGTGTGGGGTGCGTGGGGGGTGGCTGCGCTGGCGCTGCCCGCCTGGGTGCCCATCCTGGGGGTGTTGGCCATCCTGGGGTTCTACGCCCTGGTGTGCCGGGTGCTGCCCACCTACGACTGCCCGAGGTGTGCCGGTAAGGACCGTTCCGCCAGGCTGGTGGTGGCTGCCTTGGCCGCCCTGGTCGGCGGCCACCGGGCCGGGTGCCGCTCCAAGCGGTGCCACGGCGGCGAGCGCATCCGCCTGGGGGTGCGGCTGCTACAGCCCGCACGGGCGGAGTGGCTGGCACGCAACCCCGGCCGGCCCGAGCGGATTAGCGCATGAGCGGCTACCACCCGCACCCGGTCACAACCGGGGCACCGGGGTGGGTGGTGCTGGCCGGCTGGGCGGTCATCCTGCTGGCCGGTGGAATCCTGGCCGGCTGCGCGCTGACGGTGGCTGGCCGGTGGGCGGCCACCCGGCTGCGGCTGATCGCCCGGCCGATGCACGACGACCACGGCCGTCAGCCACCCGTGGCTGGCTGGCCGGACTTCATGGCCGGGCATGCTGAGCTTCAGCCACCCGGAGAGGACAAGCCGTGGACCTGTTGACTGAACCGCCGTTCGTGGTGCTGCGCGCCGCGCGGGGCGTGCCGCCCGGGTGGATGCCTACGGAGCTAGAGGGCCGCTGGTATTCCCGCACGGACCTGCTTGGGGTACCACCGGCCAGCCACCTACAGCCACCCGGCCCGGCGGTGGCCATCCCGACCAGCCGCATCGAGCACCGCGACAGCGACGGAGCGACGGCGCAGGTGTGGGAAGTGCACCCACGTGACGGCAACTACGCCAACGATGGCGACTAACCTGGAGAGGAGCAGCCACGATGATGGGCGAAACGCACATGCTGGGCGGCGTGGCCGCCTGGGCCGGCATCTGCGCCCTGGCGCAGCCAACACCAGGGGTGGTGGTGGCCGGTGCGGGGCTGGCCGTAGCTGGCGGCCTGGCCCCCGACATCGACCACCGCCGCGCCGACGCCGCGCAGATCGCACGCGGCGCAGGGTGGGCCGCCGTGGCCGCCGGGGGTCTGCTGGCCCTCGCCGCCACCTCGGTGTCACCGTGGCACCGGTACTGGCCGGCCATCGTGGCCGCCGGGCTGCTGGTGGCGTCGCTGCCGTGGGTGACCCGGCCCCGCTGCGGCGGCCACTTCCGTGGCCCCGTCCACTCCATGTGGGGCCTGGCCGCCGCCATCGCCCTGGCCCTCGGCCCCGCCGCGTTCGGGCTGTGGCCCGGGTGGGCTGGCGTAGCGGTCATAGCCGGGTGGTGCAGCCACCTGGTGCTGGACGCCATGACCAAGGAAGGCATCCCGCTGGCGTGGAACCTGCTGACCGGCGACCCTGGCCCCCGGTTCGCCTTCCTGCCCCGCGACGCCTCTATGACCACCGGGGGCAAGCGGCGCGGCAGGAAGTGGCGGCGGCGCAGCGGCCCCGAATACTGGCTGGTGCAACCCGCACTGATCTGCATTGCCGTGGTGGCAGCGTTCGCCACCCTGGGCAGCTACCGGTGAACGCCGCCCGGTACGACGTGGCCGACCTTGGCGGGCGGGTGCTGGCCGTGGACGTCACCGCCAAGGAAGCCACCCGCCTGGTGGAAGCCTTCGGCGGCGCAGCCCGCGTCCGGTTCCACGGCGACGCCAGTAACCAGGTGCCCCCAATGGCTGACCGTCATCCCCGGAGCTGGTGGTACGGGCTGGCCGGTGACATCGAGAACCTTGGGTACTGGTACAAGGCCGGCAGCCTGCGGCGTCGGCTTCACGACCGGCTGGCTGACGCCTGCCGCTGGTGGGGCCGGACTGGGGCACCCCGTGACTAGCCGCTACCCCACCCCGCCGGATCTGCTGGCCGAGTACGAGGCCGCAGCCGGTGATCCGTTCGCCCAGGCCGCAGCCGTGCTCAAACTCAACCAGCGGCGCGGCCACGCCTATGCGCCGCTGCCTACAGGAGGTGTGCGCACTGTGACCGGCCCGACGATCCCACCGGATCTGTCGATCGTTGCCCACCGCGAATACGTGGGGGAACGGCCCCGCTCATCGCGCTGCCCGTGGCGCATCCACTGGGGCACCACCCCGGAAGCAACCACCCAGTGTGACAAACCCGAACACGTCACTACCGTGGCCGTGGACACCCTGGCCGGCGGGCGGCTGGCAGTCACCGTAGAAGGCGATGGCCACCACGACGGGCCGGGGCTGTATGACCACCAGCGGATTAGCTGGCTGGCCGGCGACCGCCGCGAATACCGGGGGGAATGGCCCGGCCCATGCGCCAAACTGCCCGGCCAGCCCCTAGCCGGCGGCTGCACCCTGCACACCGGCCACCACGGAAGGTGCGCGCCATGACCGGCCCCTACCCGTTTAACCCGGATTGGACGGTGGCCCCAGCCGCCGCCCTCCACGAGCTAATGACCGAACGGGGCTACACCGTGGCCCGCCTGGCCGCTGATATGGCCACCACCACCTACGGCACCGGGCACTACTGGCCGGTGGCTAAGGCCGCCGCCGGCATCCGTGCCGTGCTGGCCCGCGAGCCGATGCCCGGGGAGTTCCCCGCCGCCATGTTCTACGCCCTAGGCGGCGTACCCTCGGCTAGCTTCTGGGCCAACTATGAGGTGCAGTACCGCACTGATCTGGCCGCCGGGCGCAAAGACACCACCGGCCCAACACCCGAGCCAAAGGAACGGGAGCAATGAGCGCGGAGGCGGTCGCCGTCCTGGTCGCTTGCGTGGCCCGCCTGATCTCAGTGGCGTCGCTGGCGCACAACGTGCGTACTTACCACCGGCAGACCGGCTGGTGGGTACCCCCCAAGCCTGGGAGGCAGTGATGCCATCAGCTACCGCCACCGTGGCCACCCCCACCGGGGAACTGCGATGCGAGCGCACCCTGGAGGAGGTGCATTGGGAAGACGGCCCGGTGGAAACCTGGCAGCACACCGACGACCACGGCCACGCCCACGCCTACCAGCAGCAGGCCGTACCCGGTGAGGTGTGGCGCAAAGGGAAACGGCGGCACGACCGCACCACCCACTACCCCACCCTGCGGCTGGTCATCGACCGCCGGTACCGGTGCAACTGCACGGGCGACCCGCATTGGGTAGAAACCTCCCACTACGAGTGCACCCAGTGCCGCCAGGCCATTGAGCCCGCCCACGGCCCCGGGTGCACGATGATCCCCACCTACGAGGCGTGGACCCTGGACGGGCAGCCCATCACCCGCGAACGCGGCCACGAACTACTCCAGGCCGCCCTGGCCGAACGGCAGCACCAGGCCCACACCGAGGTGGCCGCCCGCCTCGGCTACCCCGAGGAGTTCACCCGATGAAAGGCACCTGGCAAACCACCAGCGGCGGAGGCGGCGCGGCCGTGGGCACCGCCCTGGTAATCCTGGGCGCGGCGTACCTGCTGGCCAAGGCCCCCGCCGCGCTCCACGCCGGCGGCGCATTCCTAGGCAACCTGGTCAGGCTAGCCGTCATCACCGCAGCCAGCCTCGCCACCCTGGCCGCCACCGCAACCGCCGCCGTGGTGCTGTACCGCCGCAGGCCCCCCCGCCAGGTGACACCGGCCTACCGGGCACGAGCCACCATGCTGCCATCCAGCCACCTGCCCATGCCCGCACCGCCACCAGCCAAGGCGCTGCCCGCCGCCCGCCAGGACGTGCACCTACACTTCCACGGCATGACCCCCGACCAGGTAGCCGAAGCCATCCGCCAAGCCCAGGCCCCCCAGTGAACCGCGCCGCCGCCGCTGTCACCTGGGCCATGGCCTGGCTCACCTGGCCCTACCTCACCCGCCAGCTACGCCGCGAAGGCTGGCACCGTGTGGGCTGGGCCACCTGGGAATCCCCCGACCCCATAAGCGGCGGCACCACCTGGATCCACCCCACTAAGGCCACCCCATGACGCACGGCCCCAAAGCACGCCTTGCCTGGTACTGGCGCAGGCTCCGCCGCCAGCCCGCAACCGTGACCCGCCACCACGGCAGCGCATGGTTCACTGCCGTACTAGACCCCCGCCCACCCTGGCGCAGGCCCCGCCCACCTGACTGGACCGGCTGGCAAGAGCTAGGCGCAACCGAGGACGACCACCGGGGATGGCTATGACCCTGCCCGCACCACCACCCGGCCTCCCCCCAGAACAAGCCACCATCTGGGCCACCACCACCACCCAACTAACCAACCTCGGCATCACCCAAGTAGACCCACGCCATCTACGCGCCTACACCCGCACCGCCCACACCCTCGACCAAGCCACCTACCTACTCGACCAAGCCGGACCCCTCATCAACCACGACGGCCGCGTAACCCCCAACCCAGCCGCCACCACCCACCGCACCGCCGCACGCGACCTAGCCCGCCTCGCAGTAACCCTCGGCCTCACCAGGCCCGCCGCCGCTCCTGCCAGGCATGATGCCGGGGTACCCATGGAAACGCCGCCGCCCCGGGCGCATGGTGCGCACGACCACTGGGGCGCGCGGTACTGCGAGGATCACAAGCGGTGGGAGTGCACCGGCCAGCGGTCCAAGGGCCGGGGGCAGTGCCACAAGCCAGCGTCGCGCGGGCTCAACACGTGCAACATGCACCAGGGCCGGGGCGGCAAGATCAAGCACCTGGCGGCGGTGGCGGAGCAGGAGGCGGTGCGCCTGGGCGGCCGGCTGCCCGGTGGGCGTGAGGCCCCGGAGATCCACCCGGCTGATGCGCTGTTGTACCAGGTCAGGTACTGGGCGGGGCTGTGCGGGTGGCTGGATGACATGGTGGCCGCGTTGGAGCAAGGCACCATGGTGTGGGGGCTGGTGCGGGAAACCGACGCCAGCGGCGGTGAGTACCCGGGGCGCACGACGATTCATGGGGCGGGCCTTGCGGTGTGGGTGCAGTGGCATGAGCGGGCGCACAAGCAACTGGCGTGGGTGTGTGAGATTGCGTTGCGCGCGGAGGTGGATCAGGCGGCGCTGGCGTTGCAGCAGGCCCAGGGGATGCAGGCGTTCCGCGCCTTCCAAGCTGGGCTCCAGCGGCTGGGCCTGACGGCGGATCAGTGGGCCACCGCCAGGGCGGTCATGCCCCAGGTGCTGCGGGCGCTGGTGGCGGCGTGAACGGGGAGGTGGCCGTAATGCTGGCGTTCATCGGGCTAGCAGCCCTAGCACTGCTGTTGATTGCGCTGGTGGCAGCGTGAACCCGGGCGAATGGTTCCGCATTCTCTCTGGTGAGCACGAGGGGCGGTGGCACCTAGCCGGGTGGATGCTGACCGCGATCAAGACGGAGCCGACCGGCCGCCTCGACACTGGCTGGGGCTTGGGATCTGCCCGCGCTGCCATGCGACAGTTATCACCGAGAACGCACCTGCCTACGGTGACCAGACGTGGGCGCATGAGGACTGGCACGCCGCGACGGATTACCCGCACCCGGTGAAGGTGGCGTGATCAGCGACGATGTTGCCCAGGCGCGGCGGGCGTGGCAGGCGCTGCTGATAGCCATGGTGCAACCGGCGTTCGCGCTGCCGATGGCCTGTTTGTGGCTGGCCTACGCTACCGGGTGCGTGGTGTGGTGGCTGTGGCTGCCGCTGCTGCGCGGGTAACCGGAGGGTGTACCGGCAGCGGCGGCCCGCAGGGTAGTTGCCGGCCGGTGAATGCCGGTAAGAACGATCAAGGGATGGGCTGGTGGGCAAATGCTAGCGGTAAACGGAGGCTGTGACTGCCGGTGCCACTTGTGGAGGCCGCGACGGTGGCGGCTGTGCCTGCGGTGTGGCCGCTACCCGGCGCAGGCGGCGGCATGACGCGCCGGACGCTGGCCGAGGAGGCCGAGGAGGTGCGGGCCGCTGCCCGCGTACTGTTGGCGGCCATGCTGACCCGGGGCTACTTGGTGCGGGTGGCCATCATCTGGCTGCTGGTCATCTGGCTGCTGGTCGCCTTGGCCTACTGGTGACGGCGGCATGACGGCGAGCAAGCAGGCGAAGGCGCAGGCGGCGGCTGAGCGGTCGCTGGCGGCTAAGTGGCGGCGGGTCCGGTTCCGTGACAACCGGGCAGCGGAGACCAAGGACTGGGCGCTGTGCGGTCCAGGTTGCTGCTGGTGCGGCGCGGAGTTCGGGCACGACTGGCCCGGCAAGGCCGATGGCGGCCCGCACCCACGGGACTGGCCGGGCCGGGTGGATGGGTACCCATACCGTGGCGGCGGGTAACCCGGTGGTTTACACCACCCAGGCTGGGTGGTGTCATGACTTCGCGCGCAGCTACTGGCACGGCCACGACGCCCGGGGGCGGCTGGTGGCCACCTTGGCCGACGAGGCGCTGTCTCGCGCCCCGGAGGCAAGGTGGCCCGGCAGCGGGGCACCGCACACACTGAGCAGCCCCGATAGCTGACCACCAGGCGGTGTCATGGCCGCCCCGTACACTGGTGTGTCAGGAGAGGAGCCTCCTATGGACGCACACAACTGCCCGGTATGCCCCGGGTGCAACCAGCCATCGCACACCTGCCCGGCCTGCGGCCTCACCCTCTACCACTTCGGTGTGGGGATTGCGCCTGCCAGGCTGGATCCGCCGAACACCGCGTACGCCGTCACGACTGGCCCCGCCGGCCCGGAGGGATGGTTCGCGAAGGAGATAGCCCGCCTGGCCGCCGAGCAACCCCTAGACCAGGCCCTGGCCGCGCTGCGGCAGGTAGCTGACGCGCTGGGCATCTTCCGGCAGACGTGGCAGGTCGACTCCATCGAGGAGGTGGGCACCATGCTGGTGGCGGAGATAGCCCGCCGCCAAACCCAGGCGGCGCACCTGTTCGCTCAGCAGGGCAGCATGCCCTTGCGTAGCGAGGCAGGCACGTGGCAGCCGTGGCAGCCGCAGCCCGCCCCGGATGACGGCGGCGGCCCCCTGCTATACGAGACGAACGTGTACGAGGAGCTACTGGACGGCTGGCGGCGCAGAGCCGACCAGCTACGCGAAGCCGCAGGCACCATACCACCCTCCGACGCTGCCACCGCAGGCCGGTACAACGCCCACGCCCTCGGCCTAGACGAGGCCGCCAACGGCCTGTCCGATGTGATCGAACCGCTACGCACCAAGGAGGCCACCCCCCATGCCCACTAGCCCAAGCCCCGGCCCAGCGGACACCGCAGGCCGGCAAGCCGCCCTGGCCGAAGCCCTGGCCCTGGCCGTGCCCGCCTGGATCGGCGTGCTACGCGAAGCTGGCGCGGCAGCCCGCGCCATGGCCCGCTCCGCCGCCGAGGCGGTGATGGCCGCCGCCGACCTGGCCGCCCTGGATCCCCACGGCGACCAGTCATGGGACACCGACCTGGCGTTCGACGCCCTGGCCCGATCCCTGGCCCTGGACGCTTACCGCCCCGGCGGGGTGACGTACCTGGGCGCGCACTGGGAAGCCACCCGCGCGGCAGCCCTCGACGCCTCCACCACGGTGACCGCGCAGGGGGACGTGCTGTGACCCACCCGCCAGGCCCCAAGAAGCGGCCCACCCAGGAACCACCCGCCGGGTACATCATGGCCCGGTTCGTCATGGCCGAGGACGCCAAGGCGGGCATGGTGGTGGACCTGGACCTCAACACCGGCAAGCTGGTGCCCGCCCGCATGGCCCCGCTAGGCGGCAGCAACCCGGCGGTTAGCCACGTGGCCGTGCCCGCTGACCCGCCACCGGGGTTGATGCTGCGGGCGCTGGTGGCCAACTGGCGTGACCTGGTGGCCCAGCCCGCCCCCGACACCACCGCCGCAGCGGCGGCGCGCGGGGCGCTATCCTCGGTAGCCGACCAGTTGGAACGCACCCTGGACATGATGGGCGTGGCCGCTGCCATGCACGCCGCCCCAGCCCGGCCGCACGTGCCGTACGGGGAGCCGGGCGGCGATCTGGTGATCTGCACCCGCTGCGGGAAGCCGCTGATCCTGGTGCAGGGCACCCCTCCGCTGTGGCTGGACGACCGCGAGGGGCTAGCTGAGTGCGATGGCTAGCATCCGCGAGCTAACCCCTGGCGACCTGGTGCTCCTAGCTGGCCACGCCGCAACGTTCATCGCTGAGACCGCCCACCCGCTGTACCCCGGCCTGCGGCTGGTGGTGTGGCGGCTGGGCACCATGGAGTGGAGCCACGACGCCCTGGCTTTGGACCAGGAGGTGGGCGCGGTGGTGGCCGCCAGCGGCAACGACCGGCAGCAACGCCTCCGTGAGGCGTTGCTGCACCCGAGCCAGTGGTGAAGCCGCCGCATAACCCGCGCAAGTGCCGGCGCGGGCGCAGGTGCGGCGAGGTGGAGTGCCGGTGGTATTGGGCTGGGCACGGCGATGGGGCCACCGCCGGGTACGCCGCCGGGTATGACGCCGGCCGGGCTGATGGTTACCAGGCGGGATGTGAGGACACGATGGCTGAGGTGCAAGCGCAGATGGCGGCGGGGCAGTAACCCCCGCGCAGTGGGCCAGGGGTGCTCCGCGCGGGGCAGCAGCAGTAGCCCTCGGTGGCATGGCCGCAGAGGCTGAGAAGATCGCGGAGGAGACACGATGAGCGAGCACCCCCCGGCCCCGGTGACCCTGGCCGCGCTGCTAACCGTGACGGCGGAGCGAGACGCGCTGATGCGGGAAGTAGCCCGGTTGACGTTCATCACCGAGGAGGTGGGCGACCTGGCCAAGCAGTGGCATGAGGACAGCGTTGTGCTGGCAGGACTCCGGGGCGAGGCGGACAAGGTGGAGGGGCTTACCGTTAACCGCTGCGCTACCCAAGTGGAGGGCGTACTAGCCGCTGCTGGCGAGGTGGAGTACCGGCTGCACCCGGTGCGGGCGGCGGCGGTGCACGCGCAAGCGCTAACCCGGTTGCTGGCTGGGCTGGCGGCACATGCGGAGGCGATAGACGCCGGCCTGGCAGCCAAGGAGGCTGGCCGGTGAAGCCGGGGGTGGTGCGGTTCCTCCACGCGCATGAGCGGGTGCAGGTGGCCCAGCTACTTGGCATCGAGCGGCCTGGCATGGCCGCCCAGCCCACCTGCTACGGCTGGGTGTACGAGAGCGCGGGTGACGCTGAGCGGATGGCGGCGGCCAACCGGGCCAACGGCCACACCGTGTACGGCCCCACCACGTGGGAGGAGCAGCCGGTGTCGCTGCTGGTGCCCTCCCCAAACCAGCCGCCGCAGCCGTGGTGGCGTACCGGCGCAGAGCAGAGGAGCGAGTGATGGTTGAGGTGCTGTTGGAACCGGTGGTGGTCGATGAGCGGGTGGCCAGGCTGCCCGCATGGGCACGCGAGCACGTGGCCTACCTGGCCGGCCGGGCGCGGGCAGCGGAGCGGCAGGTGGCCGAGCTACAGGCGGTCCTGGCTGACCCGATGCCAGGCGACACCTTGCTGGTGACCCCCAACAGCGCGGGCGATGTGCCCGACCGGTCGTTGGGCGATGGGGCGTATGTGGAGTTCGCCGGGGCGTGGGTGCTGACCACCAGCATGCCCGCATCGGCCCCGCTGTGGGCCAAGCAGGCCGCCCAGCGCGGTGTCAAGCTGCTGCACGTGGAGGCGTACCAGCCGCTGCATGTAGCCCACCTGGACGGCGACCAGGCCATCATCTGGACCGGCCCCAAGGACACCCTGTGATCCGCCGGGCGTGGCAGTGGGCGGTATGCGCCGCCGTGGCGCACCTGGCGCGCACCAGCGTGTATGTGGACACCCGCGACTGGTGGGTGGGGCTGTACCGCGACCCGAAGGCGGGGCGTTACTACGTGTGCCCAACGCCGTGCCTAGTGGTGCGGTACCAGATGCCAGGCAGTCGGAACCTGGGTACGGCGTGCTGGTGCATGGAATGCGAGTGGAACGACACCCAGGGCGGCACCCCAGCGGGCCACCACGCGGACACCGGGCACCAGATGTGGTCTGCTGGCGCGGGCGCGCTGGGCACCAGGCCGGTAAACCACCGGCCTACCTAAACACGCCCAGGCCCCGCACCCAGCGTCCATGCTGGTGGCGGGGCCTCGCACTATCGTGACCAAGTAACCAACCGGAGAGGGGCACGGCGATGGGTGCAGCAGGGGCGGCCGTCAGGTCGGTGTGGGCGTTCGTGGTGCTGGTGGTGGTGTCGTATGTGCTGTGGCCGGGCGCGGGCACGGTGCCGGGCTGGTATGAGGCGCTGGCAACGGTGTGCGCGGTCAGCGCGGTGGCCAACTGGGCGGTGGCCACCTGGCAGCGCCGGATCGGCAGTCGGCAGGATGCGGCCCTGGCCGAGGGGGTGTGCGGTGTCTGCGGCGGGAAGTGCCAGCGGGAGCTAGCCGCTGCTTTGCAGGCCAACCAGCCAGCCCCCACGGTGGTGTTGGTGTTCCCCAACCAGCGCACCGCTGAGACGGACATAGCCGAGGCGGTGGCGCGGCTGCGCTACCCGTACGGCCAGGTGCTGCCGCCGGGCTGGCACGCCACCCGTGTGCCGCCCACGGTGCGGGCGACGACTTACACGGTGCGCCACGCCGATGGCAGTCCGTGCTCCGCCGCGTGCCAGGCCCGGTGGCAGTCGTGAGCGGCAAGGGCGCAGGACGCATCGACCGCAGGCGGCGGCGGCACGGCCACCATGGGCTGCGCCGCATGCACGAGCGGGACCGGCAGCGGGTGGCGGCGTACAACTTGGCGCGGGGCCGGTTGACCCCGACTGTGCAGGCGGCGCTGGTACGCGCCGTGGTGGTACGGCGGCGGCGGGCGCTGCCCCCCGGGCCGGTGGGCTTCACCGTGGGCGGTGGTGGCTGATGCCGGTGGTGGTGTGGTTTGGGCTGCTGGCGTTCCTGGCCGTGGTATTTATCGGGGCGCTGGCCATGGGCCTTGTGTGGACGGCGTGGGTGATCGGGGCGCTGCTGACCCTGGTGGCGGCCTGCATCATCCGCGCGCTGCTGGGCGGCGGCACCCGGGAAGGTGGCTAACCGTGCCAGCCATCGACCGTGGCGAAGGCCACCCGATCAACCAGCGCGGCGCGGACGACCTGCCGCAGCCCGCGCGGCCAGCTACGATGCCCGCCGGGCTGCAAGACCTGGCGCAGGTGCTGGGCACCCGCCGCCGGCAGCCCGCCCCGCCAGGGCAGCCGGGCCGGCTGGTGCTGGAGCACGGGCCGGGGCTGATCCGGTTGATGGCCGCCTACTCGGGCCGCCCCGAGATCGCCCCGCACCCGCGCCTAAACCCGGGGGAGGGCCTGGGCTACCGCATGGTGGAAGGCGCGGCGCGGGACAGCTTGGGGCCTGGCGGGTGGCGGCTGCTCGATGACGGCGAAGTTGTCGGCTCGGGCACGGTGGCGGTGGGCTAATGTGCACGATCAGGGAACTGGTGATCCCTGCGGCGGCGTGGCCGGTGCCGCCAGGGTTCCCCCCGGTGCAAGGCACCACGGTGCACGTGCTGGGCCAGGCATGCCAGGGCCACCTGTTCGCCGCCCCCATGGGCTCGCCGGATGATGTGCGGGGGCCGGCGTGGATTGACCTTGGCCCCCAGGATGACCTGCCCCGCCCCGGCAGGCCGGTGTCTGCGGCGGTGTGGCGGGCGTGGCGTGAGGCGGTGGGACTGGTATGAGCCGTGGCCGCGCGGCGCGCCTGGTGGCCTTGGCTGATCAGGTGGCCGCCTACTTGCGGGACCAGGGCCTGGCCGGTGCGACCACCGTGCAGGTGTTCCACGCGGTGTGGGGGCCATGCACCCCCGAGCACCGCGACGGCTGCCACCACGATGTGAGCTACACGTCGGTGTACAACACGCTAAGCCACCTGGCCGCCTATGGGGTAGCAGCCCGCACCCCGCCGCGCGGCCACACCAGGGCGGAGGTGCGGTGGGTGTGGCAAGGCCCCCCGCCGTTGCTGATGCCACCATGGGAACCAGCAGAGGAGGATCAACGGTGAACCTGGGCCAGGAGCTATTCGTAGAACCCGAGCACCGCGACGGGTACGTGACCACTGATGGGCTGCGCGGCCTGGCCGATCAGGCGCTGGCCGCCGGCGACGACGGCTACCAGTTCGTCACCGCAATTGTGGAGGTGCGCCCGGCCCGGCCGGCGCACTGGTGGTGGGGGTGGTGGCGGCGCACCAGGTACCTGACCGGTGGCCTTGTCGGGGCGTCGGTGGTGGTGCGCCGCGCACCGGCCACCACGACGGCGAGCATGGCCCGCGCGGACTGGCGGACCACCGACCAGTGGCACGCCGAGCCCGAGGCGGGGTACCGGGTGCTGGATCCAGACGATCCCGCCATGCCAGCGCTGCCCGCGCACCCGGCGGAGGCGGACACCACGACGATGGACGCGCTGGGCCGCGCAGCGGTGCAACCGTTCCTCGCCGCCGATGACGCCTTGCTGGCCGCCACCCCGGCGGAGGCGTTGCCGGCGTTGACTGGTGCGCGGCGGGGTAACGGCGGGCGGCACGTGGCGCGATGAGCGGCGAGCAGGTGCACCAGCACGCCAGCGTGTTGTCTTCGGTGGCCCCGCCGACCGCGCGCCCCGGGATGCCTGAGCCGGTGGGGTATGACCCGGCGGCCCGCCCGCACCGCGCCCGGGAGGCGGCCCGGGAGGCCGAGGTGGAGGGCCTGGTGGCCGCAGCCAAGGCCGAGGCGGCGCGGCGGTGGGAGGCTGCAGGGCGGCCGTCGCTGGCGCACCAGGTGCGGCTGCCGGCGTGCCGGGGCCGCACGTGCGGGGCGTGGCGGTACAGCCGGTGCGATACCCCGTGCTGGGAGGACCAGCCGTGAGGTGGCTCAATGAGTGGCTGTACCGCGCACTGGTTGCCCTGGGCCTGCTGCACACCCCAAGTGGGGAAATGGTGGGCAACTGCCCCCGGTGTCGGCGGTCCCGGTAAACCTCCGGTGTACCCCCAGGCGGCCGTCTAAGCCACCGGGGCCTGTACCCACACAACCACCCGCCTGGTGGCGTGCCAGCCACGCGGTGGCCCCCAGGGCCGCTACCATGGGCCTTGCTGCGCCTGTCTAGGCAGTGCCGGCGGGGCTAGCCACCCCGCCGGCCCTACGGGCGATACGATCCGCCCATGTACACCGTGACTTGCCCGCAATCGGGCGTGTCCGTCGTCATCGGCTGCGCCTGCGATCAGGCAGGGCATGACCCGGTGGCAGCAGGCGCGCACCATGAGCGGTGCCAGATGAACAACATGGGCTCCAACGTCACCTGCCCGCCCGGGGCAGGCTGCTGCCCGCTCGACCATGATCATGAGGCCGCCGCTAACGCCTGCCCCGGCGGTCACGGCGCTTGCCCGGAGCCCGCAAGCTGCCGGCTGCACGCCTCGGCCAAGGCCCACCATGCGGCGATGGTCGCCCACGCTGAGGCCGATCACGGGCCGCAGGCCACCTGGGCTGATCAGGGCCTCACGGCGATCCTGGCCGCAGCGGCGCACCCGCCACCGGAAGACTGTCCGGGCGGCCACTGTCATAAGGATCTGGCTGATTGCACCGGCTGCCACCCGCTGATCATCAGCGCGGGCCTTGGCGCGGCGGTGCTGCGGCCGGTGGCTGCGGCATGAGGCGCGCAGCCCAGGCGGCGGCCTGGCATGCGGCGGTGATCCTGGGCCTGTGGGCGGTGCTGGCGTACTCGCTGCTGATGGCCGCCCTGGATCAGACGCAGGCGCAGAAGGTGATGACCTACCTCACCACCAGCACCGCCCCGGCCGCGCTGACCACCGGGTTCCGCATCCGGCTGGACTCCACCGCAGCAACGGCCAGCGCGGCGGGCACCGAACTGACCGGCTCCGGGTACACCGCCGGCGGCCAAACCTCGACAGCGCCGTTCTTCACCACCGCCACCACCGCCAGCCCGAGCGTGACCACGGTGCCGCACACGGCGGTGCTGTCGTGGACCAACGGCTCCGGGGGCAACTGGGCCATCCAGTCGCTGGACGTGAACGACGGCGCCGGCACGCCGATCCGCACCATGTTCGGCAACTGGAACGGTGCCCCGGTGAACGTGGCCAACCTCAACACGTTCCAGGTCGCGATTGACGCGATCAGTTGCCAGGGGAGTTAAGCGGTGTCCGGTTTCACCCTGACCCAGGCTGAACTGCTGTATGCCTTCTACGGGGCCTCAACCAACCTGGCCACATTCACCGCCGAGGACAACCTGCTCAAAACCTTCCCGGTGTGCCCGGTACCCAGCTTGCGGCAGTTGCTGGACAACGTGGGCAAGCGGTCAAGCTCACTGCTGGTGCGGGCCAGGGGGCAGGCCGGCACCACCGGCACCCCCACCTACACCTTCACGCTGCGGCTGATCACCTCCGAAACCTGGTCGGCCGGCGGGATCGTGCTGGGCACCTCGGGTGCGGTGCCTGCGGCTTCGACAGTGTTGCTGGCACCGTGGGAGCTTGAGGCTGAGATCGGCCTGGTCACCCTGCCAGCGGCGGCGGTCAACGCGACGGTGAAGACCATGGGCACGATCACAGGCGCGGCCTTCTCAAGCGCCGGGTCGATCCCGGCGAACAACGTCTCACCGCTGCTGTCCACGCTGGACTTGTCGGCGCAGTATTACCTGTGGCTGTCGTGCGCGTGCTCGGCGTCGAACGCGCTGAACCTGATCAACTGCCAGTCGTTCAAGCTGTACGGCGAGAACTAGCCGCGCTGGAGGAGGGCCGGGGAAGGCGGTAGCCCATGACTGCCACCGTCCGCTCCGCCTCCACCTACGCCAGCGCCGCGACCGAGGCGTCCACCAGCGGCCTGGCGCTGCCGTCCGGGTGGCAGCCCGGCGATGTCATCTACATCGGCTGCGGGCTGACCGCTGCGACCGGGTCGATCACCACGCCGCCCGGGTGGACGGCGGTTGTCGCTCTGTTCGTCTCGGCTATCGGCGGCACCCCCACCAGCGGGCACGCTGCCGTGTTCCGCCGGGTGATGGTGGCCGGCGACACGGCCCCGGTGATCAGTTTCACCTCTGGCCGGTTCGCTGCCGCCCTGGTCGCGGTGCAAGGCGCGGACAACACGACACCGGAGGATGTCACCCCGGCCAGTGACGACAACACCGGGGTCACGGCCCCGTCAGTGCGGGCACCGTCACTGACTCCGGTCACGCCCGGGTGCCTGCTGCTCACGTTCCACGCGGTGCGCAACCTGACCTCCGGGGTGCTGACCGCGTTCACCCCAGACGCTAGCGAAACCGAGCAGGCCGACGCCGGGACGTCCGTCGCGGCAGTGTCCGAGGCCGCCGTCGAAGCCGCGACACTGGCGCTGGCGGACACGTCCGCGACCGGGACGAAGACGGCGACAGCGACCGGCAGCAACGTCACGTCGCTGAACCTGATGGGCGCGGCTATCGCGGTCCGGCCGGCGTCCGGTGCGGTCATGCTGCCGCAACCGGGCGGCCCGGCGTTCCGCCGCCGGTACCGGCGGCGGCAAGTGCAAGATGTCCCGGCTCTGGCAGCGGTGACTTTCGCTGGGGCGGCCACCCTGGCATCCGTCACCTCAATCACCGCCCCCGCCGTCCAACTGGCCCCGGCCACCCTGCTTGACGCGGA